TTCTTACCTTTTTCTCTCTCTTTTTCAGATACATTTGATGGGTTAAAATTATAATCAGGATCACTTGCTTGTGTATCAGCTACTGGAGCTTCTACTACAGGTGCATTGTTAGCAGCTATCTCAGCTTCAATCTTTGCAATTTCAGCCTCTATATCTTCTACACGGTTAGGATTACCAAACTCACTTGTTGCTTCATAAGCTAACTCATTCTTAAGAGCTAATACTTGTTCTTCTTTAGTTTCAGTAACTTGCTCTGCTGCAGTACTTGTAGGGTTAGATACTTTCATTTGTGGAGAGTAACTAACTACAGGTTGTATAAATATATTACCTTCTGGTGTTGCAGCAACATTTGTACTTAGAACTTTTTGATCATTTAAGAATGTTTTGTAATCTTCATTACCTAACATCTTAGCATCAATCTGTCTACGTTTGTTTTCTGTTAACCAATTAATAAACTGCGCTTTACCTTCTTCAGATGCTAAACGATCTGCTGGTAATTTCGTTTTTCCAAACTGAACTACGTTAGGTAACTTAACTCCTTTAGCTGACTCTGTGTTTACAAACGTTGTAAGTACAAAATCTTTCTTAGCTATTGTTCTTGATCCTTCGTATACTAAATGATCTAATACCTCTTGGTATGTCATAGTATCTAAGTTAGGCAAAAATTTAGCCATTGAGTTAATCCTAGGATTTTCGTTATTCTTAATATAATTTACAATATCTTCACTAATAGGTTGTCCCATTAAAGAAGGTTCTGTAATAACATCTAAATAGATAGCGTGTATTGTTGTAGCTTCTTCTTTACTTAAGTTACTTGCGTGAACACGTAAAGGAAACTTAGCACCATTTGCTGTAGAAACTTCTACGTAAAATGCACCAGCTTCAGAACCTTGTCCTAAGTTAATCTTAGCACGTCTTTTAGAGTTAACAAAGTTACCTTGTTTATCACCTACTAAAAAGTCTAATTTCTTTGTAGGTACTTTAAGTGTTTGTGCAATAAACTTTTCTGCAAATCCACCGTCTTCATTATACTCATTAACAATACTACCTCTAGACTTACCGTTGATACTAGTTGATACTACACCACCGTTTAACATCTGTGAGATAATTGCTTTCTTATGTAAGATAGTCATCTTAGCCTGGGCTTCAGATACACCTGGAAACTTTTCTTTACCATTTGCGTTATAGTAAAAGCTAGGATCGTGAAGGTTCATCTTCAATGTAACTCCATTTTTTACTACCGGCTTACCATCTTTCTTTAACGTTGCAGACATTGGCATATATCCTATGTCTTCTGTTGCCGGCATCTTACCTTCGCTTAATGCTTTCATCATACGTTGGTACCTAGGGTTAGATTTATTCTGACCTAACCACTCTCTATTAAAATCAAACTCTACTTCTAAGTCTACTAAAGGATTACCTTCAGACTCTAAGTATGCAGATAGAGCTTTTTGCTCATCTGTAACGTCTGTATTATCAGGGTGATTAGCAGATAACCATGCTAACTGTCCAGGTATATTAGCCAATGTACTATCTGTCATTGTAGCTGAAATAGTAACACCTGCTGCTTCATCATTATTAAGAGGCACTTCTAAGTTCTCAAACTCTGATGCTTCTATTTCTTTATTAAGATCTTCTACAGGATCCACTACATCTGTAACGTCTTCTGCTTGTTCAGTTTCTTCTGTACTATCTAATACCTCAACTTCTTGTTCAGTTTCTTCATTAAATGTAATACCAGAATCACTATCTTGTAAATCTTTAGATAAAGCTAAATCTAAATCATCTGCTGATTCTTCTTCATTATGCTTAATTCCTTGGTCTTGTGCTTGACGTTGGTTATAGTCACTAACAGCTAATTTTAATTCAAACAACTCTTCAGGGTCTTCTGTAAACTCTTCGTAAGTTGCACCTTTTTCTATAGCTCTAGCTACTTCTTTAACATCTAAGTCTTTTATTCCTCGTTTAGCTTTTGTTTTCTTACCAGTAGTTGGATCAACCACTGCTGCTCTTGACTCCGCTTGTTCTTCTTTATCTCTTGCAGCCGCTTTATCAGCTTTTGCTTTTGCATGCGCTGCTGCTCTTTTTCTTTTAAAGTCTCTTCGCCCATCTCCAGAAGTTAAGTAGTTTAATTCTTTTGTATTTTTTTCATTTTGAAACTCTAGTAAGTGTTGTTTAGCTGATGCTGTAACAAGTTCATCTGCAGTTCCACCTTCAACAGCCTCAACAGCAAGTTTGTCTTCTTTAGATAATACTGATTGATCAATATACTCTTTAAAGTTTTCTTTACTGTTACTTATAAATTCTCTACCATCTTTTACTTGTTGTTCAATGATAGCTCTTTCTTGGTCTGTTAGGTTATTACCTTCTAGTTGTTTCTCAAGAACATTAATACTAAGTTCCATACCTCGTGTACGTAACATATTATCTATAGCGTTATTACCGTCTTTAGATACTCTATTGTAGTTAGGTATAACGTTTCTTTTTTCTTGATCTATTTTATTTTGTAATTCTGGACTTTGTTTCTCAAACATATGTTGCTCAAACTGACGTTTAGAAACCATCTCTGCAAGACCGTAAGTATACTTACCTTTATTTCTTGCAATGATATCTGCTGCAGTATCCATATCGGATATCCAGTTATCAATGTTTTCAACAAATCCACCAAAATTTTCTTTTATATCGTATGCTTCTTTTTCTTCAGCAGTAGCGTGTTTTAACTGAGCCATAGATTGTCTAGCTGACTCATAGTTATTAGCTGTCTCTGCTTTAAGAGCCATGTCAAATGCCATGTTAGCTTTTGCTTGATGTATAGCTTCTTCACTACCTGATGCTTCTGCAGCCTGTAATAAATCTAAGTTATGGGAAAGTCTAGCCATTCTATCCTTTTCTTCATTAACTCTAACATCTGCTTCAGTCATCATAGTTTCTCCTTTACGGAAAGCCTTATTAATAAGAGAAGTAGCTTTAGGTCCTACTGCAGAAAACACACCCCCACCTAAACCACCAAATAGCATAGATGTTTGCATTTCAGAATCCTTCATGTATTTCCAAAATCTATTGTTACCTTCATTACCAAATAAAGTATTCTTTTCAGGATCTAAGTATCCAGCTTGGATATCACCTAAACGTTTACCCTCTTCTGCAATGATATATTGGTAACCTTCCTCAGCACCCTCTGACAACATTTGGAAACCTGTACTTCTAACTCCTTTAGTCTTATTTAATAACTTAGAGTTTTTAATAAAACCTGGCTTCTTTTTACTTAATGCTGCTTTAAGTCCTTTACCTGTTGATCCCATTAACATGTATTGTGGGATATCGGTAAGCATTGCTCCCCAGTTCCACTTGTATGTAAATGATGCTGCTTTAGCTGCTGCTCTCTTAGCCTCTTCTTCAGACATATTTGGATCTTTCATGTATTCTTCTAGCTTCTCTTTAAAGACACCAGTAGCTTCCATTTGTGACTCAATTAAACGAGATACAGTTGCTTTGTGTATACCACCTAAAATAGCTTTACCTGAATCACCGGTTAATTTAGCAGCTTTACCTGTCGCATGCATTGCATCAGTAACTTTATCTATTACCTTAGTTCCTTTAGCCGCTGCACGTCCAAGTTTACCTACACGTCCTGCTTGCGCTGCGTAGTTAAGACCTTTACCTGCTAAAGACATTCCTCTAGCATAACCTGCTACTGGAAGTAATATAGATAATGAAGATGCCATAGATACTCCATTTTCTGCCCACCAACCATCACCGTGTAACATGTTTTCCCATGTACTACGTTCTTCGTTGTCAGGGTCTTGATAAATAGGAGCCCATTCTCTAATACCTTCTTTATTGTCTGCTGCCCAATCAGATAACCAGTTACCGTAATCACCATCGCCTCCCATTAGTTGAGAACCCCAGTGTTGTACATCCAATAAATAACCAAGTCCCTCTACAGAACCATTAATTATTTCACCGGCTACAGTCTGCGCTGCAAACGCACCTAGCTCACCAAAAAAACCTTGATCAGCTGCGTCAGCTTTAGCTTTATTATATTCTGCTTTTATTAAGTTTTTATTTACAATAGAACTAGCAGTAGACAGGGAAGTATTTTCCCCTGTCCATTGCTTAATGTAATCAAACTTTTCTTCTAGATTTTGATCTGTATTGATATTTTGAGATAGATCGCTAGTAACACTAGACTTTGCAACTTTCATTGCACTGTCTCTGTTACTTTCTAGTAACTCATTAAGATTAAAATCTCCTCCGTTCTTCTTAGCCATAACTTTTATTTTGTAAATTGCTGAGGTGTAGAATTTGTTAATGTTTGAATGTAAGCGTTAACTTCATTTACATCACTAAACTCATCCTCTGTATTACCATATTGAACTGTGTACCCTCCTGCACCTAGTTTCTTTACTACAAACTCTGCATTAGCTGATTGTCTTCTATCTGGACTATATGCTCTAGTTTGTATTGTAGTGTACTTACTTGTTGATGTTTTAAAATCATTTAAGTCTTCTATCCTACTTGCACTATTTAAGTTTAATGCAACTGTTCTAGCAACGTTAGCTTGTTCATAATCACCAGATGCCTCTTTATCATTTGCAATCTCAAACTGCTCATTAGAGAAGTTGTTCTTTAAGAACTGTCCGTGTGCACCATTAGGTACAATATTCACAGCCATAACTACTGGTTTCATTACTGGGTTACCACTCTTATCTAATTGCGGTACACCATTAATTACTTGTTGTCTTAGTAACTTAACTCGTCCACTCATAGCAAAATCACCTTTATCTCTAAAGTTTCCAGAAGTAACACTATTACCTTTAAAATCTACTAAACTTGTATATTCAACTACATTACCATTTTGGTCATACATGTTGTAAGCCTCTGTGTTAGAAAGAAAATCTTTATTAACAGCAGCCATTGTAGACTTTGAATCAGTACGTACATTAGATCCTGACATTTGCATATTTGACGTTGTCTTACCTGGGTTCTGATATTCTTCTGCCCATATAGCGTTAGTCCTATTTCGTGCAGTATCACCTACTACATTTTTACTATGCTCTACTTTTACTAGTTTGCTAAGCGTAGCTCTTAACTTACCATAATCATTAGAAATAGGTATCGCATCAAAGATATTTTTTACTGTATAATCTTCAAATAAAATTGAATTACCATTGTTTAATTTAGTAGTAATTGCATTTTTAATCTCATCCAAGTCTTCAGTAGTAAAAGTTGTACCATCAACTAGGTTACCTAAATTAGCTACTAGCTTTTGGCTTTCTGCATTTAGATCATTAAACTTACCAGTAGCTTTAGCTCTTTGTATGTCATAAATTTTTCTATAATCAGAATTCTTAGTCTGCCTTAACATCTTAGCTTTCTTATTGTCACTAGCTACTTGCTCAACCATACCTTGACGTTGTTCTGCAGTATAATTAGAAGCAAGTCCTTGAGCTACTCTTTTGTCATCTGCGTTTAGTTTTTTCTGTAAAGCATCCTTAGAATTGTTCAGCGCAGTAATTTGTTTATCTCTATCCGCATAACTAGCCTCTGTAGTGTATACCTTTTCTTGTGTAGGTATTACTACTTGAAGTTCTTCTTCTTTCTTTTCTGCTCTTCCAAAATTTAAAGCTTGGTCTCTATTAGTAGTAGACTTACCGTGTACAACTGTACGTCCTACATTAAGGAAGTTATTTTTTTGTACAGCATCAATTTCTTTATCTATAGCTGCTTTATCTTCTTTATTTAAAGCATTATATTGAGTTTGTACTAATCCTCTTTTTTGTAACTCTCTAAGTCTTTCTTGTTTAAAAGCATCTTTGTTAGACCAATCGTTATAGACTCTATCTAATTGCTCTCTAACTCTTTTGTCAGAAACTCCAGTCCAACCACTTTTATACGATATACCGTCACCTAAGAATTTAATACTCTCTCCACCACTAGCTTTTAATGGTGTAAAGAATTTAAGTGCATCTTCAAAGTGACTTCTACCTTCAATTATGTTAGCATCACCAAGACCCATAGCACCTTCAAAACCTTCACCACCTTCTTTAGTGTATTCATTAAAACGGTACATGTAATCTGCCTCTAATTCTTGAGCTGCAGCATTATCTCCCTTCTTAACAAGTTCTTTGTGTCGTGCATTAAACTCTTTATAGTTATCTACACTAGCTTGAATCTTAGTTAAGTTTTTATCATTTTTAATTTTATTTGTAAGAGCTAAGTATTTTCTTTGAAACTCTGGAGAGGTTCTGTCTTGTGACATTGCTGATCCAGCAAAAGCTTGTACTTCTTTCTTAATATCTTCTACGTATTTTGTATCTCTACCACTTAGTGCAGCTTGTTCAAATTCTCCTAGCTTAACAGACGCAGCCAACATTTTGTCAGCTTTGCCTTGTTTAGCGTATAGAGTTTTTGCCATTAAATCTGCTGGGAGATTTGTAGGTACAAACTGACTTTTATATCTAGTTTGTGTTGGTTTAAAAAATCTATTCATTACTTCTTATATTTTAGGATCAATATATTCTATCTTTAAAGTTCCATCAGCTCCTTGAGTCATTTTGTATTCACCTGTATTAAGTAAATCCATAATTCTTCTATTTGCTTCTAAGTTCTTTTGTTCTTTTTTCTTGTCTGATAAATACCCTTGAGTATTCTCACCCATCGCAGAAGAAGCTGCACTACGTACTGTTTGACGCATAGCTTGATCTTGTTGGTTAGCTATCATTTCTTGATTACTAATATTAACATTAGTCATCTTTTCCTGGTTACTAATTCCAGAGTTTGTATTTTCTTCTCTAGCAAAAGATTGAGTTAACGCATCTGATTCTCTATCAGTTAATCCTGCGTTACCTGCAGACATAGCTGCTAATGCATCTCCAGCTGAAGTAGCTGTACCACGTACATTTCTTCTATTCTGTCTTTTGGCATTATCAATTGCTTTAGAGATAGCATCACGTTCTTCTTGCATTGATACTCTATCTAATTCTACTCTATCAAACTTTGTTGGGTTACTACGTAATGAACTAATGAAGTTACCTGCATTTGGAAGTTGAGCTGCTAATAAAGCTGCTTCATCAGAACCAAACGTTTTTTCTTCTTCTTCTGATTCTGGAGTAATACCTTGTAAGTAATCATTTATTGACATACCTCTACCATCATCTATAATGTCACGTGTACCTATGTTTTGGTCAACCGCACTTGCATCTTTCGTTGATAAACTATTAACATTAACAGGCTCTCTTCGCAAGTTCTGCTCAGCTTGAAGGGTCTGTAAGTCTTTAGTTGATAAGTTATTAATAGTACCATCTTGGCTACCCATAGTTGGTAAACTATTAACAGAGTTATTTTGTTTACCTAATAAAGCATCAATGTAAGAATTAGCTTTTCCTGCATTCATACCTTTTAATGGATTTGTAGTAGCATCTAAACTAGGGTCAGTAATTAAGTTTGGTAACTCTCTGCTTGAATTTCTAGTATTGAGTACTGGTATATCTTCACCAAAGTTATAAGGAGCAGGTCTTAAATCAAAAGGAGCAAGTAATGCATCTTCTTCTGCCTTAGCTTCTGCCTCCGATAAAGGTCCACCTTCAGCGTATACGTTTTTCTTTTTTGATAACTTACCTCCATAAGCCATAATACCATTTACATACTCATTGTAACTCATTCCTGAATCTTTAGCAGCTTCTCTGATAGCCATACGGTTTTCTTTAGCAACAACTGCTTTACCTTTTTTGTCTGTAGAGATCATACCTCCGTAAGCTAAAGCTCCTTCCGCCATCATCTGGTCAATTTGAGCATCTTCTTTTTGCTTAAGTAAACGAGCTTGGTCATTACCGTGCTGTAATTCTTTAAGCATTTTATCTTGTGTCCTCATAGATGGACCATCATTTTCATATTCTTCAAAGCTACGAGTAATCTTTTTAGCCTCTGCAGCAAAAGTCTTACCACTAGGTGTTTCTAGTTGATCAGAGAATACGTAGTCGCCTACTCTTACTTCTCCATCTTCTACCTCAGCGTTACTACCTAAAGCAATACCACCTTCTGAATGTTTATTACCGTTATATTCTGTAGCTTCTCCACCCATTTCCATTTCAGTACCGGCTAAAGAACCACCCATTGCAAATTCAGGAAGTTCACCACCGTAAGCACCTACAAAAGTATTTAAACTACTTTTATCTACTCTATCACCTATTTGCTTATTTTTAAGTGCTAGCTGATCAAGTTGGGCATCAGCTTCTTTCTTACCTTTGAATAACCCAACTGTGCCTCCAATTAAAGCTCCTGCTGCAGTACCTAGTGGTCCAAAAGCTGAACCTGCCATAGCTCCTGATCCTGCCGCTTTTAAAGCAGAGCCAGCTATTTTGTTCCCTTTGTTTACGTCTTCTACTTGAGACAAGTCATCATCCGCTCCTAACAACTCACCTGCTGTATTACCTACAAAGCTAGCTGTTGAACCTATAGCTTGATTAAGACCATCTGGTTCTTCCTCACTACCAGATTTACCACCAAGGGCATTACTAAGATCACCGCCTAGTTCGTATTTGTTTTTCTTTTTGCCGTCAAATTCTAAAATTGTTCCATCAGGATTTATTTCAAAATAAGGTAACTGTTTGCGTTTCCTAGTCTTTACTGACTTTTTCTTAGAAACATTTTTTTTATTTTTCATCATAATATATTTGGTTATGTCTAACTTTGTACTGTATAAGTACAAAGATAAACAAAAAAAAGGAGACTTCCTAAGAAATCTCCCTTTAATTTACACTTATTATTTTAGTGTAACTGTTTTTATTATTACGTGTAATGTTATAACTTAGTAGGTGTAAAAGAGTATATGATATCATGTACTACTTTTCTAAACCCTTCGTCATTCTCATATTTCAATACACATTCTAACCATTGGTTACGCATTCTAGATAATGCTTTAGCTGCGTCCCTAGGGATTGCAGTTCGCCATGTTCTCATACGTCTTTTCATGTTAGCCGGTGTTATATCTATAACTCCTGTGTCTTGATAGTTATTAAAGAATTGCATACTATCAAACGTTACGTCATACTTATCTAATCCTGCAGCATCATAAACTTCATTAACAAATGCAATGTTATTCCATATTTTGTTAATATCCGCTGGTTGTGCAAATATAGTATGTAGCTCTGATGTAGAGTTGATACCATAAAACTGTCCGTTAACACCTACGTTGTGCTGATGTAATTCATTCTTAGCATTAGGGTTAACAGATAATAGTCTCCTACCGTATTCTAAATACATTTGAGGCTCATAGTCATAAAAACTTTCAAATGCTCCTAGAAGCTCGTTATAGCCTAATGTAAACGAAGGTGACTTCTTAACAGTAAACAACGTAGCATCTGTAAAATCAGGATTAGCTTGTGGTTGAGAATAAGGTACTACAACCGTAGTTACTGCCTCATAAACAACGTTACCTACTTGTATTAACGTTCCCTGTGGAATAGTCAATGGTGGTAACTTTTGTCCATCTGTCGGTGTTACTATAAAATCAGATACTTTAAATACTTTGTAGTCTGATAAGAACGTATACAATACTCTGTTAAACTTAGCATCGTATGCACCGTGCACTCCTATAGCTAAACCAGTTGATGTTGATCTTAATGTTTTATCTGTATTTGTAATGTTTCCTTTAATGTTATTACCAAAGAAACTACTCATACCTTTAAGATCTGATAACTGCTCTAATCCTCCAGAATACCTCATTAGTTTCTGCAACCTTGCATCATAATGATAAACTGCACTTTCAGTTCCTATTACAGAGTTTTGGTGTATTGTACCGCTGTTAGTTGATATGTATCTATAATCTGGGAATACACCACCTTCTCCTAATACTAGAGATTGTCCTGATGTATCATTGATTACACTACGTTCATCTAATGACGCCATACCAAATGCTCTATCTTGATAGTATAGTAATGTATCCTTAAAAGAAAGTATTTTATTAATAGGACCATATATCCCATCTACATCTCTTTTATTGGCTATAGGGAATGAACGCCAGCTGTCAAATAACTCACCGTTAATCTTAACGTCAGATGCCCATAACTGATTAGGATGTGAATTTACAAAATCAGATAAAAAGTCTCGTGCAAAGTACTTATTCTGAACTAGGTCTTCGCCCATCCATCCACTATAGATAGAATTATCATTTTGTGAATAGTCATTTGTTGCTATTCTATCTACTCTCCAGGTATTGCCTGTTCTATACTCTGTGTTTACACTAGATTCAACCGGTACAATTATAGCTGTAGATAGTGAATTTATGTCAAATGATTTATATCTAGAGTGAGTTGGTTGCTCATTATTATTGTATCTCTCTATTGCTTCAGAGTCAAAGTAATTTACGTATGAATCACCTCCAAATACTTTTGTAGATAATACTTCCGCTGCAGGTACATTTTTAGTAACCTGGTAATGTCCTATGTATTGGTACTCGTTAGTACTTCTACTTTCATAGGTATCTCCACCGTATTGATTAGTTAAGTATCTTCTGTAACTAACTGACTTTGCTTTAATGTTTTCGTTACTTACACGTCCTCCATTAAAATTAACTGTTTGTAGTCCATCAGAGACAGTACCATTTGAATGCAAGTGTCTCATAGATGTAGACATGTGAGGAACACTAGGTGTAACAGATCCTCCAGAAGTACCTTCAATGTTTAATCTCCATACTAGTTTAGCATTACCAATACCTAAAGGATGTAATTCTTTAGAATTTGAAGTTAAACCTGCTTTACCTCTACTATAAGAACTATTATGTAATCCTGGATCAGAATCAACTATACTAGAACCACTAGCATCAAAATTAGTTATTGTTGTCTTATCTGTATTAGGTAATAAATCATTAGTATTATCTATGATTTGTCCTGGCTTTAGTTTCATAGCATAAGCTACTTCATATCTTTCTATAGTAGTTAGGTCTTCTTCAAATGTATCATAGCCTTTATAGTAAAAATTCTCTTGTGCATCAGTCTCAGCAGTACTCCCTGGGTTACTAGCCCAGTGATTCATAAAACCACCATAGTAACCTAATGTTTCAATGTAATCTCCACTTTTATGCGTTATAGAAGTATCTATTGTCCCAAGTGGACTAATAAAGTGTCCTAGTCTTCTTGTTCCTATAGGGTTACTATTTAACCCAAGACCAGTCAGACCTGCTCCTGAACCATTCATAACAGAATACCCAGGTATATCATTTAAGTGCATAAGTACGTTGTCATCATCTCCGTCAAGTGTTACTCTACAACTAGTGTAGAACGGATTAGTAACCGCACTAGATGTTGCAGGTATACCTGTATCGTAATAACTTTGAATTACAGAACCACCATGAGCTTCTGTAATTGCTCCAAAAAACATATGGACACCTGTACCTAACTTACTTTTATCTTGTGTTTCTCTAGGTAATCTAACAATAGAATAACCTGAGATCTTATCAGATATACTACTTACATCAACTGTAAATTTAATACCTAATTGTTTTAATTGTAATGTACCATAAGCAGCCTGTGTGCCTGTATTACTAGATAAAGGAAATCCATCCCTTACTTCAGGGAATCTGATATCTCCAATCCATTCTACAAAACCTACTGCACCATTATTATCGTGTAATGCAATTGCAAATCTATAAACCTCACCTCTAGCATAACCAGAAAAGTTTGCATGTGCCCAAGGAGCAGCCATACTGTTTAATTGATTCTCAATGTATATCGGCTTTAATGTTCCATCCGCTTCTAAAGCACCTGAATAAATAGGCGTTGTACCTGGAGGAAATCCGTGTACTTGTATTTTCTTATCTGCATCAGTAGATTGATTACCATTAAAAAACGTTGCACCACTTACATCTTGTGTAGTAAACTCATAAGAAATATTCTTACCTTGTCCACCTAAAGTAACACCGTCTGCTTGGTATTTATACTGTTGTGCTGCAGTAGCCCAATTGGCTTCTGTTTCTGTATTTAAAATGTTTATACAATCATGTTCTTTAGGTACAGAATCATACAAAGGTCCACCTGCGGTAGAATTGTTTGTAAGTAATATATTCTGTGTAGGATCATCTTTATCTATCAAAAGTGCCATTGGTTGATTATTCAAATCAGCTAATGGATACTCTGACTGTATTGGTGAGTACTTTGTAGTAGGACTATTAAATCTATATGCTCTTGCATCAAAGTTTAACTCGCTTTCTTTAGTAGTAAGGTTTGCTGCTACCAATCTATTACCTTGTACCTCTATATCTTTAGCTTTAGTAAAACCTGTGTTAATTATAGCATACTCTTCTAAAGGTATTGTTGTTGCATTTGCAAGAGAAGAACAAGTTACTGTTACTTCCCCAGTTTGCGGGATAGATTGTTCAGAAAACTCAGATATACTTGCTAGTGTACCATTATTATTGTATAGTACAGCAATGTGTTGTATTACTTCGTACGTAGTATCTAAACCTTTAATTGTATAAGTAACACTTTTATTAGCACTAGTACCTCCAGCAGAAAAAGTCTCATAGTTAGTATTTTCTGTAGTTGCCTGTGTTAAAGGATACATAACTGATGGAGGCGCATAACCTGTCTCACTTCCACTAGACTTTAATAGCCTGTATGTAAACTGAATCTGAGTACTTGTTGTTAGACTTCCTACTCCTAATGATTGTACTACAGGTTGTGCTAATGTTGTTCCTGGAAACAAGTCAATAGTATTTATCTCAGTATTTAATCTATTTGGATCAGCTAAATTAAAAACCCTAACTTGATTGTTATTATCTGTCCAGTATACTCTTTGTTTATTCTCTGTCTCGTACAAAGCAACTGCCTTGTTAATACGGAACTCTGTAGAAAAACCTAATTTTTGATTATACATAAGATGGTCTTCTACTGTAAGAAAACCATTATTTAATCCTATAATCTCATCTGTATTTTCATCGTACTTACACTTCCAAATTTGTCCATATGCATCTCCTGTAGTTGCACTAGTATTTTCAGTTGTAAATAAGATTAACTCATCTACTAATGTACATGAGCCTATTATTTTTAAATTGTTTTGTGCTGGTATAACCGATGTACTAACATCCCCTAAAGTCATCTCCGCTATATTTGGGATGCTAAAAGCTATTTTAGTTCCTGCCTCAGTTTCTAAAGATCCAGAAGAGTTTCCTCCATCTGTAACCACTTTAAAGTTCTTTGCAGAAAAATAAGAGTTAGGATCTCTTTTAGAGAAAGAAGAATCTTGGTCCATACCTTTAAGGTACCCTTGTTTTGCTTCCATCTTTTATGAGTTATGTGTTATACGTTGTTCTGCTTTTCCTGCTGACTTATGTCCGTCTGCATGTTGATTAATCTTTGGTATAAGTCTTAACCAGTTATTCTTAATAGATTCTGCCATATCTACTGAAGGCATCTTATCTCTAGTTTGTGCTGCTCCAATATACCAATCGCGATCTTGCTCTAGTTTCTGATAAACAGCTCCTGGTAACTTACCAGACATCCATCTAATAAAACCTATTCTCCATTTAATATGAGAAGCTACAGCCTCTTTAAATTTAACGTCATCTGGAATAGTAGGGTAACCTCTTTCATCTACAGGCATAGCCATGTAAGAAATTAATACCTTACCTTCAGAGAAGTTAGGAAATAAGTAATCATCGTTTATAGAGTATGTTAAATCAGATGCACAAGAGCTATCTTCAGAAAATCCACATCTCCAATGATGAAATGAATCCGTTGTATAACGCATAGCTGTGTAAGCTATACTGTTCTCATCCGGACAATTTAGTTTATCTACTACCATGTCTACTCCTGCTACCGTATTAATGTAGTGTAATTCTACTGGTAGCTTAGCTTTGTAATTTTCTACGTCTATAGACTTTACTTTCTCATTAAGAAATACAGTTGCACCTATGAATTCCATAGCTTCACCTGCCCACTCAATTGCGTCAGTAATGTCTAAGTCTTCTGTCATACCCATATCACGGTATACCTTTGCAAGTATAGGTTCTATAGATACGTATTTTCCGTTTCCAAGCATTGTTTTAGTTTATAGTAAATAGTAATCAATTTTGCTGTCTTCGTCTTTAAGTACTTTACTCAAATCTAACTTAGCAGTTCTACAGGGTATAAAAGAGTATGCACTCTTCCATTGATATGTAGCCTTTGTAGTTGAATAGTACCATTGGGCGATATAGCCTTTTGTATGTTCGTTATAATGTCTTACACGTTTCTTTAGGCGTTTAGCTTCCTCATCTACTTCCCATAGATCCATTGTAGCTTTCCAGTCTATTGGTAACGGATTAACTAACTCCCCTTCCTTATTTATCCAAGGTGTAAGTTTCTTTTTCCGTATACCTAGTAGACCAAGTCTATATGGCATGTTAAAGTCAAATGAGTTGTAAAGTATCTCATCTCTTAATTGTTTATTAAAAGAATCTATTACTTGACAATAAGTAGAGTAGTCTACATAAAATGCGCTATCTCTATCTATTAAAACTCTGTTCCTTTTTTTGTCGTGTCCTTTAAAGTGCATTATGCTGTAGTGATGATAAAAATCTCTACTCTTTATATGCGCTTTATGTTTCTCAGATTGCTTCCCTTTCCTCTGTTTCATGTATTAGCTTTGACTGTTATTATCTTTAGCGTTATTATCGTTATCCTTTGGAACTTGTAAACTCATTCCAAATTGTTGTAGTATTTGTTCTTTCATGTAAGGTATCATCCAGTTGTTAATAGGATACTCATCATCGTAACTGAAACAAGCTGTACCTGTACTGTCACATTTAAAGTCTAATAAGTCTATTGGATTTGCTACCACTACTCTAGCGTTGATATATTCTATTGCCTGATCTTGTGGCTTAGGTAGAATTAAGTAGATGTAGTCATTTAAGAATACAGCTTGAATATCGTTACCTGTGTACTTGTTGTATTTTCTGTAATGAGATACTGTACCCGATGTAACTGAATACGGAGCTGCTAGTTTGTTTACTGGTCCAACTCTTTGTAATGCTGTCCCACTATGTAGTTCTAGTAATGCAGGGATCTTCTTTTCTGTTCTTAGAGCTATACACCCTATATCTACAGAGCAACATTCTGCTGCATCTACTTCTATTAGTTTTAAACATCCTAAGTCTGACACTAGATGTTGGTCTATTTTACGACCAGGCTTGTTATACTCATTTCTAAGTAACAAAGCTCTTTGATTATTTACGTGATAAAGTATCTGCTCTAAACTGATATCATTGTCATCACTAATTTGGTTACCCTTTAGTATCTCTAAGATATCAAAGGCTATTTCATTGTAAGTCATAGTGTATGTTTAAAAACGAGAAATGGAGGACCACATAGTAGCCCTCCTCTCCAGAACCCCACATCCTGTTTATTCTCTTTAATTATTTTAATTCCATTGGGTATAAACATGGAAGTTTTCCTTTATTAGTTACTGTACCACAACCAATGACTGGCTTAGGTCCATTCTTACCGTAGGCAAATGCAAATGCAGTTCTGTCAATTCCACAACCTACTTGCATACCAAAGATTTTATGTTCTTTTCCTACAGAATAATCAACATAGAATTGTGAGTGTAAGTGACCCTGTACTTGTGGACAAAGATCATTCTTCATTCTACTTCTTGCTGTTCCACCTTCTCCGTGATTGTAACATACTCCTTGAATCATAACCTCATGCACAAACTTCCATCCTGGAGTTCCTAATGCAGTTGAGTAATCTATAACCCATTGATCAGCTATACCTGCTGACTTAGCTTTACGGTGTACCATACGGTCATGGTTACCAATTGTTACGTATGCTTCTGGAAATACTTTGTACCATCTTTGTAGTTTAGCCTTTGCAACATCAAACTCTTCATTTGGTCCAAACGTTTGCATTTCTGACTCATGGTATGAGCTGTAGTGATTATCTATAACATCGCCAATGAAGACTACTGTTCCGCAATCATCACGCTCTTGTATTTCTCTACAAAACTTTAAATATTCTTTTAAACAGAATGGCTCATGTAAATCTCCAATAACTAATACGTTATCAGGATTACCACCTGTATACGGTTTTGGTAGTCTTTCTGTTGGAATCTTTTTAAACGGATTAGCGTTTGCTTTCCATTCTAAGAACTCTTTGTATAAAGCGTCTTGTGTTGGAACTGGTTCAGTATCCTCTGCAATCTCTGCCATAGCTGCCTTACGTGCTGCAGTAGCGATGTTCATAGATACATTAAATATTCTTGAAATTTTAGGTGCTCCAGATTTAATGTAACCTGGCTTTGATATTAAAAACTTTTTTAGTGCCTCTTTAGTCATAATTGTTTTAAATAAAGATGTGACCCCTATCGCCACATCTGTTTAAGTTATAATACTAGTACTACTTTAGTACAAATATTTCTCGTTGTTTAATTCCTTGTTTTACAAAGATACAAAAACTATTTACTAAAACAATACCTGACGGCACTTTTTTTTTATTTTTCTAATAACTTAGCGCAACCTTCGTGAATTTCTTGGATTAACCTGGCTTCTAATTCTTCCATTTGTTTTCCAAGTTTCTCCAACTGTGCAGGAGCTTCGTCTGCTGCTTTCATTAACTTAATTAATTCTTTCTTGTTAACAGACGTCTTCTTTTTAAAAATATCAAATACTCTCATCGTTTTAAGTAATTATTGGTTAAGCCTTCCTAGCTCTTCACGTAGTTCTTCAATCTCTTCTAAAGCTGCTTTTAATTCAGCAATAAGAGTTGCGTTCTCCGTGGATAAATCTATCACTCGCTCTGAGTGAGTTGTGATTAATGTTTCAATATGTTTTCTTAACTTTACTACTAGACTTTCTAAAGTAGCTATACGTTCTTGTACGCTTTCTTTATACTCAATCCACGGGCGGCTTTCTTTGGCTGCTTCGTCTTTACGTATTTCTTTGCGATAGTTAAGAATCATTTGAACTAATTTAACTGTACCTCCTGCACCTACTGTCCCTACAACAGTAATCAAGATCGTACTTATGTCTGTACCTCCACTAGCCAATGTGTAAATAAGGTTGATCATGTGTGTGTGTTTGTTAAATATTAATTTTGGATCCCGGCAAATTTATGTTTTGGATTAGTTACGTTAGCTATATTTGACTTCTTAAACTTAATAGTTTTTTCTGTCATAACATCGTAAGCAATCTCTGAGTAAAATGTTGCTGGTGTCGTTGTGTCCCCGTCTGAATTTATTACTGCTGGTGTCTTTTCTATAAGCCCTACACGAACTACAGCACTATTTGGGTTACATAGAACGTATTTATTATTTTCTTTTTTATAGATACCGTGCTTCACTAAATCAGATAAAGCTGAGGCATCTGTCTTATAAATTAATTTGTAAATATTCATCTTATGGTATTTGAATTACACTTTTTATTCTACCTACTGGTAAAGTGTATGTTGCTAATCCTCCGCCACCTGTTGTAACGTCTGTTGTCCCATCTTCAAATGTTGCGACTACAGTATCTGAACCAATAGGTAAGTTAAATCTTTGGACAGTATCTGCAACTCTTGTTACAGCTGTTCCAGAAGTAGGAATATAAGAAGTAGCTCCAGAGCGATTCTCTATTTGATAACCTGCTAAGTAGAATCCAGAAGCGTCATCTCCAGTCCAACCACCAACGTTATTATTTGCTGGGTTAAGTACAAAGAAACTACTCTCCAATTTAGTGTCTGAACTTGACAATGTTATTACCGCCTCTACTCTGAACCAATCATTAGCTAAAGCCTCTACTGATGTAGTACCTGAAAATGTACCGGCTTGAGTAAAGTTAATATCAGAACCATCAGACAAATCTATTTGCCACTCTATACGATTACTGAATGATGCACCAGTAACACGAAGAGCCACATTACATCCTGCCTTTTTAATAAAAGCACTTACTGTATAAGTACTCGCTGTAGGGTTAGATACAATTTCTCTTAAGAAATGGTTACCAGTTGCTGAGGTAGCTACAACCTTTTGTGCTGTTTGACCGTCTATTGGTGTAGTTATTCCATTGTCAATTACAGAAGCTCTTATAATAGTATAAGATGAATCACTTATATCTGTAGAATGAGTTACTAAGTTTGTAGATTGTGGCTCTACTAATATTACAGGAGCATCTATTACTTTATAATCTATTCTAGGTATGTTACTACTTACTGTCTCAATAAGTCCTGCTGAATTTACTCTTGTACTAGTAGAAGCTCGCTGAAAAGTTAAATCATCTGCTGCATCATCTGTAAAAGCATAAAGCTTAAACGCCTTATAACCGTGAGGTAATACTGAAAAATCAGAATCAGTTAATGTAGTCCCTAATGATGTAATTGTACTTTTTAAATAAGAGGTTGCTTCTACTGTTCCTCCATCTGCTTCAACCCTTGTGCGGAATGCATTAGTCAATAGTGTACCTAAAGAGATACTACCCATTCCAGGTGCATAACGTAAAGGTGTATGAAAATATCCGTACATAGTTTTAGTTTTAAAGAATTATAGATACAGAACCACTTGTTAAAGTAATTTCTGTAAACATGTCATTTGCTTGCGGTGTAATCAGTGCACCGGCTTTAATAGCTGTTGCAGGAGTTGTTACATAGTTAGCAATAACATTAGCTGTAGATCCGCTTACCTTTAAGCTGGCAACTACTGTGTCTTCCAATACTAGGAATCCATCAAATTTTCTTGATACTGCGTTAGTATCGTTACAAATCACAACACCTCTAGAAGCTGTCATTTTTTGTAGTCTTGTTGTTTCTTCACTCATGTTGTTTAATTTTTAAAGTGTGGGTTATTATTCTATATTCTTCAAAGATACGGAAAAATATTAACATATGCAACATTTTCAGTAACTTATAAAATCCCCCACCAATGAAGCAGGGGATCTTTGTTTATTAAGGCGCATCAGTTACTAAATCAGTACTAGAGAAATTGTACCCCACAAAGTGAGCAGTTCCTATAATATCTGAAATAGTACTTGTACTTGTTTCTATTTCATAATAATGGTCAGGAGATAGGTAACTAGTGTTTACTGAGCCAGACATAGTAGAGCTGTCAGTCATATCTTGTGTATTTCCTGAGTTATAGATACCTGATATATTACTAGATTGATCTGAATCCCATATAACTAACTGATTTAATAATAAATCTTTAGGATAGTTTCCAGAAACATATTTACCAAATCTGAAGTTTTGACCTACTATAGAACCAGACCAACCATAGTTTTGATGGCTGTTAGTAACACTAGCTAAAACCCCATTCACAAATATCTTAAATCTTCCGTAATAACTAGACAAAGAACCAGAAGAAGCTCCAGTAGTACCACCGTCATAAGTTACTAGAACGTGATTCCAGCTAGTATCTATACCTGACGCTGTGCTAGTTTGTACTTGTATTTGGTTGTTACTACTTCCGTACTTTAATCTTATACGACCACTACTAATTAATCTTATCTCTATATGTCCATTATTAGTAGTATCATTGTGACCATAGTAAAACAATGATTGACCAGAATTAGAAGTCCCTCTTTTAATCCACATACCTATAGACCAAGCCTCAGAAGCTCCAGAACCATTACCAGAACGCTCTAAAGAAGTTACTAGAGATGCGTTACCTCCTAAGTAAGAATTAACTCCATCTTCAAATTTTAACGATTTAGTATTAGTGTACGTTATCTCTAATACATTTAAAGTAATATTAAAAGAAGTAATACCTCCTAGAGCATTTGCTGCTTTACAACTAATTACATATGTATCAGATGAACCAGTATAAGCTGGAGCTGTTCCCGTAAATACACCTGTAGATTGATTTAATATCGCCCAAGATGGTGCATTTTCTTCTCCATAAATATTAACTATATCTGAGCCACTATCTAATGCTATCTGTACATTTAAAGAGTCTCCTTCCGTAATACTAAAAGATTGATCGCTAATATCCGGTGCAAATGAAGTTATAGGTTGTGAGCCTGCTCCTATTGTTTGCTTAGAAATACTTGGTATTAACTGTACAGTACTAGCCTCATTAACTCCATAGAAAAAATGTATATCACTACCATCTAAGTCAATACTCTTAGTAGCTATTAATTCTGAATCATCCTCTGACCATAACTCCAATGAATTGTCAGCTTGGTATCTTAATGAAAGCATACCTGCGTTAGTGCTGTTGTTTCTCCACCACCATCCACCAGTTGATGATTGGTAGTAAGTATTATTAGAATTAAACGTCCACTCACCTGAGTTTGCCATAATAATCTGCTCTGAAGAACCGTAGCTAAAAGCAGCAGTAATATCATAGTGAGCGTTAGAGTTACCACTAGAAGCACCTGGATAACCTATACCAAACTTTTGAGATCTCCCAAAGAAGTTAAAATTAGCCATAAACAGCTCACCTGGACTTATAGCTATGTTAGATTTAATAACACTATCTTGATTAAGACCGTCAGTTAAAGGACCTTCAGTTCCATCAAAATCATGAACTATTGTCCACTCAGAATATCTCTTAATCATTACAGGGAATTTAGCGTTAGGTTGATTTTCACCACCCATAGAGATAGTAACGTTACTACCAACTAAAGCTGTATTAGACTGCCCTATAAGAATTCTATCATTATTAGATATGTCGTATAATTTTAAGTAGTTATCTGTATCATAAGTTAAAGCAAATACAGTATTATTTGTAATTGTATAACCGCTAGTATACCTAGAAGCTACATCTACACCTACAGAAGTTTCTCTAACAACGCCTAAAGATCTTGAGAACTTGAAATTTTGAGACCATTTAGCATTGTAAGTTATCTCTAATGAATCACTTGTTTCTTCTGCTCCACTGTATACCCCTAAAATATAGGTACCGTTGTTATCGTGTGTCCATGTATACTCTTCACCCTTTTCTAAGAAATCACCATTATAGAATGGTTGTTTATTTTCGTAAGTAGTTACTATTGAAGCTGATGTAATTTGATCGCCAGCACTGTTACCATAAGATATAAACCAGTTATTTGAAATCGCAGGTAAAGAACTACCGTTGATCATATTACTAGCATTTATAGTAACTACAGAAGAATCATTCATAGTAAGCTCTAAATTAGAACCATTTAAAGCACCACTAGATACAAATTTATTTTCATCTACACCTAACGTAGTAACGTCTACAGTAAATGATGTACCGTCTTGTAGTGTTAAAGTTAAATTATTATTACTTAAAACAAAGTTAGTAACTGGATTTCCACCACTTGCAAAACCTGTAGTGTTACTAAATAAATCATTTAACTGTACTAAAGCCGATGATAATACAGAATTAACCATAGTACCATCAATACTACAACCGGAAACAGGCACTATAAATTGGATTTTCCTTGATCCTTTTAATATTACCTTAATCTCTGTACCGTGAGCTAATGCCTGTAACTCATTTACTGAGTAAGGGTTTATAGTAGCTCCAGAAGCACCTTCTTTAACAATAATGTTACCTGTATTTGTAACAGCTAAATCAACGTTATTTAATACCATAGAGTGATTAGAGAATGGAAGCTCGTAGTAGTAACCATCTACTGGCTCTCTTACTGCTTTTTCTCCTATACTTTGGTATGAATTATCACCTAAACTTAGACGTAAATTAGTAGTATCTACTTCACTTAAATCTACAGCATAATCCTGTCCAATAAATCCTACATCATCAACTTTGATTATGTTCTTATCATTATCAGCTAATAAACCAACAGAAGAATCTACTAAGAATCCTATCTTATCTGTATTAGAGCCAAGCCCTGTGTAGTGTACTTGCGTATCTAGTATCTCAGCTATAAATCTATAATTAGAATTAGCACTTATAGTAGTACCTAAATAATTATAAGCCTCATTAATTTGTATAGACGCTTTAGCATCTCCTGTATTACCAATACCATTGTACTGAGATCTGTTGTTGTCATAAAGACCACAATCTCTTAATGTAGCATTAGCAGCACCCCATCCACAAAAACCAGCATTCCAGTTTCCGTTAACTTCGTTTTGGCTAAACTTATTATTTATACCTCCAATACAAAGTAAACCATTGTTAGCATTGTAAGAAGAGTAATTAATTGTTACTGTAATATTCTGACAACCTCCTAAAGAACCAGCAGCAAGATAAATACCAGATTCAATGTTATTTAATGATTGGTTCTCAATAACAAAACCACCACCGTTTATACCACAATCCTGTAATCTAATACCTCTAAAGTTATTTTCAGTTCTACATTCTCTTACTAAAGGTTTAGTACACTCTTCTAATCTTACAGCACCACCGTTAGATGCATTTGCACCTGCGTAGAACGCTTGTAATTCAGTATTAGTAGAATCATACCCTAAAACCCCAGAAACGTTCTTAGAAAGCACCGTATGAAGTCCTGTACCATTCCAACCATTATTTATAAACTTACATTTCCTTATTTCAACTGTAGAATTTTTCTTTAAATATAATCCGTAAGCTCCTGCATTTTTAAAAATAATGTTTTTAAAGACAAGGTTTTTAGTGTTACTTCCAGTATAAGACATAATAGAGCCGTTACTAGTACTATATGTTGTATATTGTATAGTAGTGTTATCTGCTCCCAAGAAAGTTAGTGACTTACCAGCTGGTAAAACAATTTCAGTAGTAATATTAAATATACCGTCTAAGTAGATTGTATCTCCATCATTAGCCGCTGTAATGGCAGAAACAATGTCTCCATAAGGATATAAGATAGAACCATCAGAAATACTACCTGTGTAATTTGCTTTAACATAAACATCATATACCCTCATAGAAGAAGTTACTAAGTCAGTCTGTGTTATACTACCCTCTGCAATATGATCATAAGAAGAACCGTTGTATACTAAAATATCTCCTGTAGCATATCCACCACCTGCAGCTGAAACTCTATAGAAGTCTCCTAATGCATCTGTTCCTGTTGGAAGTGTTGGTGTACTTGTAGAACCATTATAAGCTCCTTTATAAGTAGAACCAGATAACAATTGATCAACATCACTTTTAAGAGCTATAGGCTCATCTGTAAAAAATCTGTTCAATACATTTGTTTGGTATCTTGTTGGTGTAGCATCACCTTCACATACTTGTAATATACCATCACTCTGCTCTTGGTTATTTACTGTAGATATTTTATAGATAGTAGCCCTAAGAGTTGTCCCTGTCTCAATATCTAAAGGTTGATCAAAGTACCAAGTAATATCCTCGTTGACTGCAAATCCATTATGCTCTAAATATTGAACATAAACAGAAATACCATTAACTGTAATTTCATATTTTAATTGTTGAGTTGGCGAAACTACTTCCGCTGCTCTTGTTGTAATACCAACACCACTAATATTGAATGGGAAAAAGTTATCACCATCGTAAGGTATAGCAGTATCATTAACAGGAGTACCGCCTAAAGGAGTAGACTGAAAATCAGTAAAGATTCTACTCTTAGGTTTATTAAACCCTGCACCTGCAGCTTGGTTAGCCGGTATTGATTGATCTAGTATTTCTCCAAAGATTGGGTAAGAGTTTGTTTTGTTACCTAAATCTTCAAAATAAATATTAGAGTTACCTGAAGCCATCTTGTGTTTTTCACCTAAGAAAAAACCATTCTTTGCAACTTCTACATCCTTCTTTGCTACAAGTCTATCTTTAGTAGCGTCATACTCAAAGTACTCAGTAATAGTTGGTTTTTTAAACTGCTCGTTAAGATAAGTTATAATACCATCTCTATCTAAATTAAAAGGAGCAGCTGTTAAGTCTTGTCCATCTTTATTTCGTATTCTACTAATATTTAACCTCTTTAAAAATACTCTATATTCTGTAGTAGAACCTTTCTTGAATAATCGGGTACTTTTAACTATAACTCTATCCTCCTCTGTTGGGTGGGCTAATGCTTCTACCTCACCAACTGCTTTGTTAGTTAGTTTAGCTCCTTCAAAGAAAATAGTATTTGACGCTAGGTCTGAATAAATTTTTATCTTTGCCATATCTTATTTGTATAAAAACCAAGTAAGACCTCTCATTGAAAGTGTACCTGGTACTGTTGAATTGATTTGTAACTTACATGTACCAGCATCACCTGTACTATTAGTATCTATATCTGCACCGACTTTAAATGTAAGTAGTGGCTCTAGTACATAATCTTCATCAGCTCCTTGCGCAAAACTACCGGCTATTGTTTCAATAGTAGATGTAGTAGGTGTAACACCTGAGTGATGATTAAATAGTAATCTTACTGATAACTCTCCATTATCTTCATCTGGATCAAAAGAAAAAGATGATCTAAATGTAGCAAATGCTTCTGTAGATAATCCTTCTAGTTTAAATAATCCTGTAGAATCATCAAATGCTATTGCATTAGCTGTAACCATAGTTGTTGGTCGCTCATCAAATAAACCTGAAGCATCTGTAGTAAAATTTATGTCTACCCAAGTATCTACTGCGGAAAGACTTATAACTGTATCTGTGGCTACGCCACCGTGATGGTAACCAGTCTCTACTGCAAAATAACCTTGCGTAAAGGCTGCCATTGCATCTGCTGTTGGAGCTTCAATGTATTCTGCTGCCCCTTCTAAAAACTTCCCTGCTTCCACCTTGAAGTCCTTCCCCTTGTACTGCCCTGTTAAAAACTCTAAATCCTCTGGACGAGTTAATATAGGAAAGTTGGTTGGTTGTTTTCTTGCCATTTAATTATTTTTTAAAAAGTTGAAATTTAACACCTACAAAGATGTCACGGTTAAAGGGATTGTATCCCAGTTCATACATATGACCTTTTCTACTTTTAAAACCTAGTGAACCTATTATAGCCGGTGTTTGAACAGGGACTAATGTTACTCCACCATAAATACTCCATGTATTTCTAACGGTTGTTGTCTTAATCTCTTTGGTAACAAAAATAGAATCTACTCTATTAATGTATTTAGGAAACTTTGGTAAATAAGTAAAATTTTGATTAACTAGAGTACCGTCACTTTTTACTACAGTAGAAATCCTACCATCTAGTAAAGAGTCACTAACTTCTGTTAAATAAGAAAACTCAGAGCTATCTGAGTTTGAGGTTTCTGAAACAATCGGTAAGTTTATTACCCGTATTGAGTCTATAATATTATAGAAAGGTATTGTGTCAGTGAGAGTTACGTGTGTAGTGTCATAAGTTGTCTCTACAGTTGTAACATCTCCGCTGCCACGCCTGTTATTGCATGTCGTTAAAGATACAATAAAAAGAAGTATGATACAAATAATTATTAATGTTTTGTTTAATTTTATTTCCATACTATATTATTTTGTGTACACTAGCAATTACAGTCTACTAACAATTCTCTTAATGAACATACAATGTTATTAATATCTGTTAGCTCTAAGCAATTAGAAGTACTCCTAGGATTATACCTGTAAAGTACTTCTATTAAGTTGCTTATCATTAAATTGCGTTCCATCCATGCTTGTGTACAGATTCCATATGATAAGTTTTTATCATATTTAATTAACCAATCTCCGTGCTTACATTGAAGGTCTTGGATTATTAGTTGTTTATCTGCGTTTGTCATAGTTGATTAGTTTTTAATTACTCTAAAATAAGATAATTGTGTTTGTCCTCCTGGAGATACAAATGCCTCTGGAGTAATTGCAGTAACACTATCTAAGTTTATTGCAGCTGTCCCAAAGAAACTACCTACATTTTGACCTACACCAAATCCTTCTAATAGAAATTGATTGTACTCATAAAATACTGTAGTACTATTTAGTCTTGTTATAGTCATTTTAATTTGAGTCTGTAGGATATCTTTATTAGAGTAAGGTAAATCACTTCCGTAAGATTCACTCCCTACGTTACCATTTGCAGGAACATATCCTGCAGTACCAAACTTAAAGTAAAAATTTGATCCACCAGAAGCAGGTGCTACTAGTCTTGAGTAATAAGCTTCTATAGTTAATTTGTCACCTACAGCTATTGTAGGTATAGTTTCAGAATAACCTGCAAAACTACTCATAGATCCAACATCAGCAGCTCCAGTTACAGAGTTTTGTATTAAACCATCTTGTATTACTGTTGCAACTGTAGAGTTAGTACCATCAGTACCATTAGTTCCTGCTGGTCCTTGTGCTCCTGTAGGTCCAGTTGGACCGGTAGGTCCTGTAGGTCCAGTAGCTCCTTGAATACCTTGTGGTCCCTGAGCTCCGTCAGCACCTGTAGGTATTACTATCGTTGATGTATCTAAACATCCGTTATCATTACATGCCATATCTTAACAATTACAATTTTCTAATTTACATATTCTTTGTAGCTTAGCTAGTAGAGCAGCTCTTGCATTTGTATTGTTACAAGATGTTCCACTTAGAATAGCTCTGTAAGTTGCCTCTGCTACTAGAGCACGGTTTGTATAAGATGTTTTATCATCTACACAGTTACAGTCTTCTTCCATTAAGCCTAGAGCAGCTTTTGCCCATAATTTATCTATACAGCATCTTACTACACATAATGATAGTATGCTGATTGTTTTAGTTTTTGTCCCACTTGCCGCAGTAACTGCGTAAGAAAAGTCGTAGTCTCCATCTAAAGCCGGTAATTCAATACTAGCTAAAAGGAATTCACATCCTACAGTTGTTTGTGAAGTAATTGCGCTTGTTACATCTACCTCTACTGGAGACCCTCCTGGAGTAGTGTAAGTTATAATTGCGCCTGTAACATCTGCAGTATTAATGTTTGTTGCTCCCCATCCACCTGAGTTTGCTGTTGATTCTACGCCTGTAGTGTCATAAATATTTAATGTCGTACAGCCAGTATCAAAGCAAGCCCTAATGTTAGAGGTTAATGTTGCTATTGCCATAATTTCTTGATTTCTTGGGTATAAAAAAAGGGAGGAAAGAAAATTCAATCCTCCCTTTAGGGTTATTTAAAAAGCTTGACTTATGATACAGCCAATGCTCCTGTTGCAGATCCAAATGCAAGAACCTCTAATACGTCAGTGATATCATCACTAGTACCAGCAATTGCATAGTTAGGAGCTGTTGCAGGTATAGCTAAAGTAATTTCTTTAGATACCGGTCCAACAGTAATAGAATCTGTGTAAAGTTCAACTGAACGTAGATCAATAAGATCGTAGTTACCAGAAACTTCAGTTCTACGTGCGATTACGTTAGGCTCACCCATTCTATGGAAATCACCTTCGTTACCTTGACAGAACCACTCTAATTCAGCAACTTGCTTCTCAGTACCGTTACCAGCAGAAGCAGCAGTAGCAACTACAGCAGCAGTTGAACCAAAGTTCTCTAAAGTAACGTCAAATGCGTTAGGCATTAAATCACCGTGAAGTTTTCCTACAACGTGCTTAGAAGCAACTCCTGTAAGTTTAACACCGTAAGATGCAGCGATAGAATCAGCAGCAGATACAGCTTCAGCAGCAGCGATAGCGTATTGTGCAGATGCTTCGTTTACTTTAGTATCTAAAGTAAGAACATCACCAGCGATAGAAACTATCTTGTAAACTGGAGATGTAGTAGCAGTTCCTAATCTAAGAACACCACCTACTTCAAAGTCACCAGGTACAGAAGCAACAGCTTTGTAAGATCCTTTAACAACGTCAACAGTACCAGTAGTTGATGTACCAGCATTGTTACATAGTAAAGAAACGATAGCGATAGCTTCAGCATCTTTAGATAAGTTAGCTGTAGCATCTTTAACGATAGCAGAAGCAATCTCTAATTCAGTTGCGTTAACATCTGACTTGTAGAAAGCGTGCTTAAGGTAAAGACCACCATGATTAGAAGTATAACCTTGACGTAAAGAAATACGTAGGTGGTACTCATTATCATTGATAGCTTCAATAGAACCAGTAGTTCCATCATAACCAACAGTAGTTACTTGTTCAGTAGCTGCTGCAAATATAGTTCTTTTAGCTAAAGTTAAATCAGCTTTGTTTAAAACTGGAGATACTAAAGGAACTCCTCCGTTAGCAGTTTTCTTAACGATAATGAATTTAGTTGCAGTTGCTGCAGTAGCTTCAGTAATACGTGTTCCTGCTGGAGTAAAAATACCAATCTCACCGTCATTCATTGCGTCAATAGCACCTGTTGTTGCAGTTGCTGCTCCACCTACGAATAACAACTGTAGATCTTTTTGTGAAAATGTACTCATTGTTTTTGTTTTTGTTTTGTTTTAATAAAATAATTAATTGCCCGCTTGTTGCTCTATTGTTTTAATCTGATACTTTTCAGGATCAGTGACCCCTGTTGCTATTTTAACTGCTTCATCAATAATCTGCTTATGCATAATACTATTAAGTTCACAATCTAAAGGACCTGTTGCGCCATCAACTACATCCGTTCCAATAACAATTGGTGTCAAAGTCTTCAAGTATCTCAAATGATACTCTGCTACAGAGAAAGAACCGTCAGTAACAAGCTCATGCTTATCTCCTGAGTTATCTAATCTCCACACATACCGAAGTATGCTAGGCTTTTTAAATGGATTATTACGGTTTAGTGCAATCTCATCATGTGTGACTGGCTTAACCATAAGCCTTTTTCCATTACTACAAGAGCTATCACTAGCCGTTGTAATCTCTTCTGATATCGCTATCATAAAATCTGCTGGCAAATCAAAGAATTCACCGTTAGGTACTACACCAGTTTGAGTAGTAGAAGGAGTAACTATTGTTACCCCTCTTACTAATTCATTTAGTTCTTTTCGTCTTATTTCAGATTCTTCAAACCCCTCTTGGTACTTATTGCCTAGGCTGCGAATGTTACGTAAAACTACTCTTTCTTGTGCTTTAGTTAAAAAGACACTTATTTCTAGTGGTGTATACCCAGGAGCGTCAAAGCTTGTAACTTTATCATAAAGTATTAGGAACTCTTGTTCCATTTCCGTTCCTGTCATTTTGTTTTGTTTTTATTAATCCTTAGCGTTCTTTACTCTAGCTTTAAGAGTAGTTAAAACGTCTTGGTTAGCTTTGTTACTTAAGTAGATAATAGCGTTATCTATTGTAGGAATATCTCCTTCACCACATAATGCATCTCCACCTGGTAAGTAGTATTTACGCTTTTCTTTAGTAATGGCTCCACATTCAACTGCAGATGCTATTAATAATTTAATTTCGTAACTACCTTTATCTTTTGATGTTGTAATGAAACCGTCTAAGTCATCAGTAATGATCTTTTCCATTTCACCAACTAAAAATTCAATTTTAGATACAGAAGATACTTTCTTTCCGTATACTTTTAAGAAGTCTAACATTGCTTGTTTGTCATCTTCTATCTTACCTAAGAACTTATAAGCTTCAATACGTAAGTTAGCTTTAGAAGCAGTTGCTTTAATCTCAGCATTTTCTCCTACTATTACATACTTGTATGTTGCTTTTTTCTTAGCCGTTGCAAGACTAGAGGCTACGAACTGTTTGTTTGCTCGTATAATAATATACTCTAGGTAATGCTTTGGGTTAGCTAAATCTAATCTCTTATCTGTCTTACCTAAAGATACACTTGCTGTATGCCAGTAGTTTTTCTCATCTTTATGGTGATTCAAATCTAAGTCTAATTCAGACTCTAACCAATCTCTTTCTTCTCTACATTCAAAAGGGTTATGTAGATTACCCTGTCTGTCTACTGGGATTAAATAATCTCTAGTAGATGTTCCAAATAAATTATATGCCTCATGTGATGGATCCGTAATTAATGAATTTACACCTTTAGCAATTAATTTAATGCGAACTTTCCCTGATGGTGTTACCCATTTGTTTCCTTCCTTCATTCTCATTATTTATTTATGTTCTACAAATATACGAAAAATAGAGCCACCAACCTAATGATGGCTCTATTCTTTTCATATTTTATTAAAATAATTTAATTATCTTAATTATACTGCTTGCATGTTATGGATAAAGCTTGCAGTTCTAGATGGATCACGAACAATCGCTGCTCCACAGTAGTACTTGTGCTCTTCCCACGCATCCTCAGCTGTTCCTATAGCAGAAACTGCACCATCTGGAGAGAAAGGGTTTCTCAAACCTGCGATGTATTTGTGGATGATTGGTTGTCCTTTAACACCAACTTTTTGGATGTTTGGAGCTCCTTCAGATGTTCCTATGTCAAGGATATCATATCTGTAAGATTCAACAACACCACCATTTGGATGTAACATTTTGTTACGGTTTCTATCATCGTACATAGAATCCACTGACAAATTAACTTGAGTGTTATTTGGTCCACGGAATTCAACGAATTGTCCACCATATCCTAATTCCATTTTAGAAATACCAGATTTAGCTTTGTACATTCTATCAGTATTCAATAGAGGTGTAAACAATTGAGAGAATTTCTCTAATGATTTGTGGAACTCATAAGCACCACGCTCACCTGTTCTAAGAACAAAACCACGTTGGTCAGTCTTAAGTTTTCCTTCAGAAAGATCTAACAATCTAGATGCTAATGCTTCAATAGAGAATACATTGTAAAAAGAACTGTTAGCTGCTTCCATTTGTTGACGGATACCAGCACCTTCAGTAATCTTGTAACCAGACTTACCAGAAATAGAGTAATTTCCTTCTGCAGTCTTGTTAGATGTACCAAACATGTGCAATTTGTTGATATCTTCACGGAACGCATTGTCAAACATGAAAGACTCATAGTGTTGCCAGAATTTAACAACTTTCCCATCTTCACCTTTGAAGTAAGATCCCATTTTACGGTTACTTAAGTTACCTGGAGTCTTCTTTTGGATACGGATTTGAGAGAAAGAGTTACGCATAGAAATATGAGACTTAAATTTGATCTCACGTCCTTTTCTAGACATTGTTCGCTCTACTGGGCTAAATTCACCTGAGAACTTCTTACCAGCTACAGCTTCTTCATAAGGAAGAGACATAGTTGGATCACCTGAATCCATACGACAAGTATAAACCCAGTTCATTCCTTCACGTACTGGCTCTTCAGTAATTAATACTGGGTAAACTTCGTTAAGCTCACCTACGATACGCTCTGTATCAGAAAACCAGTTCTTTGGAAATACTAATTCAAAGTAAGTTCCGTTCTTTCCTGGCTCATCAGCAGCTGTAATAGGAGTACCATCAATACGACATTCAACTAATTCACAGTTGTCAAGTCCTTGAGATTGAAGCTCCCATGTAAAGTCATCATCAGAATCAAACTCTAAAGTTGGGAAAGAAGAAAGAACACTATCAATGTTGTTTCCAAAATAATTTTGTTGTACTGTCATAATCATGTCAGATACTTTTTGTGGAGACGTAGACCAGATTGCACCTAAGTGATTCTCAGTAGTCAAACCTTTCCATGACGTCGCATCTGTCATTTGTAATGGAGATAATTTTTGTGCCATTATTTGTTTTTTTTAAAAATTGTTTGTTTATAGCTTTAGGTTATCTAAAGCGTTTTTCATATCAAGTTGCGATGTACTAACTACTCCGCCATCTTTCATGCTATTTCCAGACATAATTCCTTGTTGAGCTAATTGCTTCTCAAGTTTCTTTGCAGCACTAGTTGTCGCAGTTTTCTTAAACTTTGAAAAATCAGTGAAGCCTTTGGTCATAACATCAAGTGCGTGTAATCTCATCTTATACTCTTGGTCATTTTCGTATTTCTCCATGACAGCATTAAGAGGAGTATCACCTTTGACTTTTGTTGGCGTAGTCATAGATGCAAAAATCTGCTCTCGTTGTCTTGAGTTTACTTTCATGCCTGGTATAACCTCAGAAGTTTCATTCACTGTTGACTTTAATTTAGATAAAGCTTCTTGAGCTTTAGTCTCATCGTCAAGGAGTGATTGCTTTCTGGTATTTATTTCTTTCTCAAGTCTGTTGTTTTCGTATGCAACTAGGGCGTCTCTTGCGTCCACAGCATCCTCTTGAAAGGAATCTCCTTTTGTAGCTAATGCAGCATACTTAGATGCTTTATCATTATCAAATCCTTTAATAAGGAAACTACGTTTAATTAATTCTTGTGCCAGTTCTGGTCTTTCAAATATATCTTCATCTGAAACTTTCTCATACTGGTCGCTGTTAGTCTTTGCAGTTGCATATTGTTCATGCGGTATACCTAGTTCTAACGCTTCTAAATACTGTTTTTGATTATCATTTAGGTTAGCAAACTCATTGTTCTTCATTTGCTTCTCCATCATTACTAACAAAGAATCAGCATCTGTAACAGACGCTAAGTCTTCATCAGTCAAATCAATAAAGGATCCAGCCTCCTTCAAAGCTGAGGCTAGGGAAGTAAACGTATTCTGAGAAGAGGAAGTAGCTGTGTCGTTAGCTGAATCCTTAATATCTTTTTCTCCTACGTTCTCTACGGTATCTTCACTTCCCGGTAATTCTTCGCTGATCTCAGCTAAGTCATCTAAATCAATACCATCTATTGGCTCTAAGCCTTCTAGTGCTGATTCAGACTCTTCTGAGTCGCTATTAGTTGTTTCTTCATTGCCTACTGATTCATCGCTCTCTGTAGAAAGTCCTTCTACTACTGCTGATTCTGAATTAGCTAGGTCTTCCAAGTCTATGCCATCAAATTCCATTCTCTCTGTTTTTGTTTACTTATTACAAATATAGATATATTATTTTAATTATCTACTATAAATTACGTTCCATAATAATAAAAATTACAAAAGTGATAGCTAAAATTAACTATCACTCCTGTAACTTCTTTTATTTCTTAGCCTTAGCTTTGATTTTTTCGTTAGCTTTATTAGATCTTATCTTCTCAGCAAGTTCTTTATTTTTAAGCTCATAATCACGTTTAATCTTATCTGCCTCAACCTTTAACTCATGCATTGCATGCATATGTCCTCCGTCATCGTTTTTGTTTAATTTAGATTCTTCATAATATCTTGAATCTTCATTATCCTTACGCATACGTTCTATCTCAAGCTTAGTGTCATTGTTATCATCATTGATCATTGACTTTCTGTCCCACTCTTCACGTTGGAAATCTCTTGCTTTCTCGGCTTCTTTAGCCATCGCAGCAGCTTGTTCACGTTGCATTTCTTGTTGACGTTCTGCATTCTTATCTTCACGCTCCAGTTTCTCACGTTCTGCTCTTTCAAGTTTTCTACGTATAGAACCTGTAGATGCTGTAGAGTAAATATCTAACAACTGTGTAAAGTTAACTGCTCCAGTTTGTATACCTGCGTGAGCTAATCCTTTCATTGTTTGTAGTATCTCGTGTGAGTTATTACCGTTAGTTATTTGTAAACCAAATTCTGATTCTCTAAATTGTTCTGTATCTACATCAAACATTGTAGTAGAACCATCATCTAGTACGTGTTGTACTTTTTTGTTAGACTTATCTCTCCAAGCGTGTTTTGCTGTCTCTAACAAAATGTTCATTGCTCTTAATTTAGTCTCTTCATGCTCAAGAAACCAGTACTCAGTAATGTGTGATGATTGTGTCATCTCTGTCTGTGTGTTACCTACAGATTGTCTACTGTGTATTTGTCCTTGTCTAGCAGATGATACTCCAGCAATCTCACCAAGCTCTTGCTTGATAAATGCCATCATGTTCATATAGAGCTGTATAGTGTTACCCATCTCTAAGTCAATTACAGGAGCATTTTGATTCATTGTTCCTGCTATCTTACCTTGTGATGCACCTTTGTTACCCTCTTTAAAAGAATCATAAAAAGCTACGTTCATACCTTGTGCAAAACTTAACCATTTATCAACCTTCCAATTCTCAGGGATACTAGCCATATCAATACGCATAATCTTACCGTAGTTCTTAGCAATAGATACTTCTGTATTATAAGCTAATACATTGTATAGATATTGGTAAGGCTTCATACGGTCCATAAGAGAAACACCTTTGTTATCATTAGTGTTGTAAACTGTTCCTACAATACCAGGATGACATTTACTTGGGTTCTCCATTGATCTAAACTGTATAGGTCTAGGTTGCATCTTAACGTATATTGCTGAGTCACTACCTTCACCGATGTTACCACCAATTTTAGTTCCTTCCCACCATTCAGATATCCAAAGAATAGTTTCTTCTTCACCTGCTTCTTTATTTATTTTATATGACTCATCAAAGATGTCGTGTTGTTCTTCACCTTCTTCATCATAATACTTTACTTTCTTTACCTTACGTAAAGACTTCCAGTATACTTGTGTTACTCTAATGTTTCCACTATCATCAAATTGTGATCCGTATCCTACGTCATTAGCCAATGAACTCATCAGGATACCGTCATTAGAAGCTAAAGGTAAATCACCTTTCTTACCAATGTCAATTCCACCTTTACCTGGACTAGACTCTGCAGATGTTAAACCACCTTCTATTCTAGCTACCTCTATATCAGTTAGGTATTCATGAAACTCATCAACAATTTGTCCTGGAGAATTATAACCTACTAAAGCTATAATATCAGAATCCTCAATCTTGTTAGATTCTCCTGAACGTACCGTGTGTACATTCTTAGGGTTTCTTTTTCTTAGTACAGGCTCACCAGCAATAATATCTGCTTGGTAGCATTCTTCTGCTGAGATTAAAGCATCTTTAAATCCTTGTGAAAACACATGGTGTAATCTAAGGTCTTTATAAAGGTACTCTAATATTTGCGTTGCTGTACGTTCACGTAAATCTTGGTACTCGTAATCAGCCCATTGCTGGAACTTGTTAAGTTCTGCTTTCATTTGCTCCTCAGTAATATCTTTGTTAGATATGTGAGCTGTCATTAAGCCTGTGAACTTCTCAAGTAATTCTGATTCTTTCTCAGAGATAGCATCATCATTCAATACTCTTACTTTCCAATCAAACTTCCTACTAATAGACTCACCTACTAATAGGTCAATCTTAGGATTACAAATAGGATAGTTTTGCATCTTTGCTGGTGCAGCCAAACCTGGCGTCATCATAGGATTACAAATTTTCTCCACATCTGCTGGATCTAGAATGTCAGAATAGAGATCATAATTAATTCTCTTGTTTCTGTAAGAAGACCTGACACCTTCGTCAGCAAATAGAGCTAATTGTTCAGCTCCATTTACACAACTTTTACGCCAAGCCTTATTCTTTTGAGCTTTACTTCTCTTCTGAGAAGGAAACTCTGCGTCTGTATATATACTCATTTCTTAATTAGTTGTTTAAGATTGTTTTACAAAGATACTTATTTATTTAACCATTTCCAAACCCTTTCTGGATTCTCTGCTCAAAATTCCTAGTAAAAAACTCATCATCTAGCAATGTAGCTACTTTTTGACGCTGTTTTCTTTCTACAAACTTAATCCTCTCTTCTTTTATTATCATTACCATAATCATAGCTGACACCCTATCAAAGTTGCCCTCTGTGTTAAAGTTCATTAACTCTCTGATTAGACCTTCATTACGTAACTTGTGTAAATTTAAGATCTCACTATCTTCATCTTCTCCGTATGCAGGAGATGTAAGCCAGTCAAGTATTAGCCTTAATCCGTAAGCGTTAATTGGTTTAGAAGCATACGTACCTTTTCTTTTGTTACCTATCTTAGATATAGTAATATCTGCGACATCTCTTAAAGACTCTGGAGTATCACATAATAAATGTGTACTGTTCTTTTGGTCGTAGTATGTGTATAAACCTTTCTTATTCTGCTCATAGTTGTGTATAGACTTATAGAAGATGTTAAGTTTCCTACATATCTCATAGAAATCTTTAGTTCCTCTACGTCCCGTATACTCAGCTACAATTCTTTCTGTCCAGGTGTCCATTATAAATGTAGATCCTAATGATGTTGTTTTAGATTCATCATCATCATATGTATCCGTCCCTTGAATATAACGATTAGTAATTACATTACCATTGTTATCTTTCTTAGGCATCTCTATAATCTCTATTACACCAGGGCGATCTTTATTGTTATCAATTGGGTATTGTCTCTCTAGCTTTTGTGCTGAGGTCCTTTGCCATTTTAATTTTCCTTTATCGTCCCATACTAGGTCACCATGGTAGTGAGCATTCTCAAACTCTTGTGGTCTAGATGTAACATTGGCTAACTGAACTTTTAATTCTGCTTGTGGGAACATAGCTCCTTTAGCATTCAAAAACATTTCAGATGGTACAATAGGGTAATTCATCATTTCTAATGATAATGCAGATGAATCTTTTGATCTACGCTTCTCTGCACGTCTATCCTCAATAAATTCCATTGCTGCAGCAACATCAGTATTACCGTTCTTGTCTTTAAAGTCATTCATCCCGTAGTAAGCCGGTACAAACCAACCAATATCTCCGGATGACTCCCATAAGTCTGGAAAAGATAGTGCCTCAAAACCTTTAGGGTTTCTAAACATAATCTCACCTTCTTGTATCTTCTCAACGTTACCACCGGTTCCTATCCACACACCTGTACCAAATTTCCAAGGGTAATCCATCATTGTGGCTGTATTAGAACCGTGTACAGTTAATGAGTTCCCTAAAAGACCCCACTCCTCTACTACTGCTAATGCATAACGACCACCGGCTGCTGCCTCTGGATTCTCAGAAGTATAAATACCGTGTTTGATATTAGAACCTGATCCGTATGACTTCCATGTACCACCAACTTTCTTTTCATAAAGGTTAGCCCATGGTTTCTTCATATTATTTGGTCCTAGTCCACCGCCCATAGTCTTAGCTAATGGTGATGGTGTGTAGAACTCTCCTTCTTCCCAATCTCCAGGAAGATTTTCCATTCCTTGTTTTGTTTTAGCTAATAAGTCTGATGACTTAGAAGATAATGCTGCTCCTACGAACAACTCTACTTTAGATGGATTCTTTCTTGACTGTTCTGTATAGGCTTTAGCTCCGTCTGTTATTAGCTCATGTAGAATAGTTCCTACACCGATACTAAAAGACTTTCCAATACCACGACAGGCAAACCAGAAAAAATCTTGTGCCATATTCTCATACAATGGCATCCCTAGTGGTTTAGTATGTAGCTTACGCAAATACTCCCTAGGATCTATGTATTCTTTTAGTTCTCCTTTAGAGTTAAAGCATGTTTTATCATGTTTACCCTTAAAATCTTTTTTAATTAACTCTTTGTTAGAAGAGTATTGTTCATCATCCGCAAACCCTGAAAACCCTCTAGCCTCTAAGAGATTATAGAATAGCTCCCAGTCTATATCTCTGAGCAAAGGACGTATCTTACTTTTAGGTGCTGACTTTGGTGCGTCTTCTGGTCTATGCAATATAATACCAAAGTTAACATAAAAATAAAGGTTACCTGGCATAAATCGCCAGGCTCCTTTACTATTTAATACATCTTTACTTAGATCTTCATCTACGTTAACTGATATGTTTGCATTATCTTGTGACCAGAAACCTTCAATGATACGTTTCTTGTGTCTCTTCCAATATTTTAAGTAACCTAATGACTGCGGATGCAACTTAGGCACTTCTGAAATTAAGAAATTATTACGGTTCTTAATCTTTATAAAGTGATCTACTATATCTCCCATTATATTTCTCCTTTATCAGCAGCTGATTCTATAGCTCCACCTTTCAGTTGTCCGTCTATATCCTCTTTACCGATCTTCTCTTTGATTTTCTCTAACTCATCAAATATCTTGCCTGAGTCTACCATCATTTTATCTAGTTGTGCTGCTGTTCCTTTAATTACTTTACCTGAGTCTTCATCATAAGCGTCTAGCGAGTAATTAGTTCTATCAATAAAGTCACCTCTTTGAGCTAACTTCTTCTCATACCTAACTAACTCTTTCTCTGACACAGTCAAACAAAAATCTTTATAGGTCTCTATAAGCTCTACTATCTCTGGATGATTCCAATTAAATTTAGGATCAAACCAATCCTCATTAATAATTTTGATACGTGTCTCATGTGGTTGAGTACGTAGCTTGTTATCTTCATGTGGATCTATAAGCATTGCTATTCCCCACATTAACTTAGAGGATTCTTTTTTGCCTTTAGATTTATCTTTACTATGTAACTTCTTAAACGCACTAAACTCTTGCACCATAGGGTGAAGAGTCCAGTAATTTTCATTGATAAGCCAGGTTTTAACCATACTAACCATTTCCGTCTATTTTTACAGCTTGTAACATAGAATCACCTTTTGCAATAGTTTCTAGGTCTAATTCATCCCCATCTGCTATAATCTCTAGATTCATCTCATCGTCATAAGCTTTGAATAATTGTTTTAATTTAATCTCTTGTCTCGTTATGCTTTGCATAAATCCTAACAACCTCATCCTCTCTTCCTCATCTGAGCAAAAGGCAATGGCAGAAATACCATTGTCTTTTACTACAGTTAAGAAATTCTCTAGCTCAGTTATGAACTCTTCCTTTTTTTCCATATTAATCTTCCTCTCTAATTACTATACAATCTGTTGTGAATATCATAGTGGCTGCGCCAATTGCATTCGTGATTGTTGATTTAATTACTAACGTTGGATCTATAATGTTTAACGTCTCTACACTTTCTTTATGCTGAGCCGGTGTAACAATACCAGAGTTACTTAGAATAACATTTACAATGTCAGCTAAAGCTTCTGATAGTATTGCTGCTCCTTCCGTAGACTTCTTCGCTAGGTCTCCGATTGCCAGGCGACCATAAGTCAATCCACCACCGGTAACGAATCCTTCTTCCATAGCACTACGTACTGCACGGATTGTATCATCAATTCTAGTCTTCTTTTCTCCAACTTCTGTTTCATTTGATCCTCCTACATAAATAACAGCTGCACCTGAAGTAAAGAAAGCTAACCTTTTCTTATAGTTATCTCCTAGTCCTTCTTTGTCCTCTGCTATCTTATCTTCGTAAAACGATACTCTCTTTGCGATCTCTTCCTCATTACCGAGTCTTCCAATAATGTTCGTTTCCTTTAAAGTCATCTCAACGCTTTCAGAACTACCACAGTGTGTAGCTTGAAAGTCAGATACTTCCCAACCTGCTTGCTTACTCAAAAGCGTTGCGCCAGCAACGCATGCCAGATCAATGCACGCCTCTTTTCTTGCTTCCGCAATGAAAGGAGCACGTATCACCTCAAGGGCAATTTTATGCTTCTCTTTATTAAATGCTATAACTTCTGCTGCTGCACCCGTTAGGTCATTACAAATAACTAATAAAGGATTACCAAGTTCTTCCTGGACACCTAAGATAGTCAATGCATCTTCTGCAGTTGTAATATCCATATCTAGTACTGCAATCTTACAGTCTTTATGTCTTATGTTTGTTCTACCACCTGCTAATGAAGGCAAGATATGTGAACGATCTAATTTAATACCGTCTGTTGCATCTAGTGTAGTTTCATAGCTACGTGAGTCTGCTACAGTAACGTGACCTCCTTCTCCTACTACAGAAAAAGCTTCAGTAACTAATTCAGCCATTGCGTCATCACCATTACAGGCTACAAGAGCAATTGATTTAATACTGGTTGGTCCTACTGGAGAACTCATCTTAGCTAACTCACTTAACACTATAGGTTGTACAGCTAGTAGATCTCTTTTTAGTTGCATAGGCTGAACACCAGTAGAAATTAATTTAAAAGCTCTCTCAACAAGACCTTTAGTTAATACTGTAGTACTAGTAGTACCGTCACCTGCAATCTTAGCAGTCTCATTTGCTGCTTGGTTAATTAATTGTGCTGCTACATTCTTAGCCTGGTCTCTTAACTTAATATACCCTGCTACTGTTGCACCATCCTTTGTCACTACAGGTACATTGTACTTCATAGTGATTGCCACGTTTTTACCATAAGGTCCAAAAGTAGTAGAGACAGCATCAGCTGCCTCCGTACTACCTTCTAATAATTTGGCACGAACCTCCTCTCCTTTTAAGATGGTTACAAAATCTCCTACCATTTACCTTTAAATGTTCTTTCGTTTACAATAAGATATTGACCATCTGGTGTAACTGTTGCTCCCTTCATTGATTCAGGTGTACCTAAAGCGATATCACCTGCAACAAAACGTGCACAATCAGCTGCAACTGCAATGATTTCAATCTCTCCCCACATTTTAGCCAATACTGTAGCTAGAAATGCCTCTTTCTCTTTGTTAGGTAACTTAGATGCTTCCTCATCTATTTTAGCACCTTTCTCTTTTGTTGCTGGGTTAGCAATTACTACGTCTCCTCCGAATACTGTTGGGTATCCTGTTTTAATCTCAGTCATGTTTACTTTTTTTGTTTAGCAGCCCTCACTGCGTGTAATTTATTGATTTTACCTGGTTTAGCTACCAGTAAGCCTATGTGGCGTAGTCTCACATTAAGAAAAGTAGCCGGATTTCCAGATTCTCCTTTCTTCATCGCTTCCCTAGCGCATTGGAACTGGGATTCCACTATAGCCTTAGCTACATACTCTGGAATGTTGGACTCCTTAGCTACTTTCTTAATGATATTTTCTACTCTCTTTTGCATCTTTTAATTATTTTCCAGCCTTGATGTCTTTCTTAGCTGATTTTTCTGCCTCTTTGATTTCCTTGATCTCCTCTTCAGTGAAGCCCAATTCAATTAAGTCATATTCTTCTTGTGCTGTCATGTCTGCTCATCGGTTAAAGTTAAGTAGTTAAACTACTGTAAATATAAAAGATAAGTCTAGTTTACCTTTATTAAGATCTAATTGGTATACTTCAGGAATCATGTTCCCTTCTTTTAGAATACCTTTCTTTCTTAACGAGCTGATTGCGTTTCTTAATATTGCTTGACTCATATCTAATTGGTCAGCAATTTGCTCTCTACTGTCACTATTTAAAACTAATGCTACTCTATCTCGTTGATTAGCTACATCACGTTTCTTATAATAACGATAAAGAACCTCAGCAAAAACATCAGCTTCCCTTGGACGTAAGCCCTTCAGGAACGGTCTAATCAATTCCACATACATGCGGAAGACTTCCCTTTCACTTTTGTTAATTTTAAATTCCTTTTTCATTATGTTTTAGTTCATTATTTGTTTACTTAATACAAAGATACATAATTGATTTCGTTTTAACAAGTAATTGTTATTATTATTTCCATAAAATAAACAAAAAAAGACTAGATATTAGCATTATTTAGCTGATACCTAGTCAATGTATTATTATTTCTTGTATACCAACTTGATAACAGCTGGAAACAACTTAACTCCAATCACACCTAATAGTGCACCTAGAAACAATCCTGTAAAAAATCCCATATCTTGTATGTTTAGTTAATAATTATTACAAATATACGTAATCTTTTCCATTATAAAAAATAATTTGACAAAAAAATGCATTAAGTAATGTAGATTATAATAGAGAATATTAGTTTGGGGGAATTTTCTACACCTATAATAGAGTTGTGTACAGGCTATTAGAGTAAGAAGTAGTATTGTTTTGTAGCCTGTGTACTAAAAGATAGTATAACAAACCTTCTCTCCCTAAGTTTGTTGGAAATCTACCTATAAAGAACTGCTGACATTGTCATCACCAGAGAGACTTGTACCTAAACCTTCTTAACAAGTTTCTTTTGTTCTGCACCCTTAAAAGGGTATTTACCTGATCCAAATAACGTCCGCCTTTTGTTAGGTGTTATAAGTGCGTAGATTAGTGCTACATTACAAAGATACTAAATTTAAACTGTTCTCACAAGCTTTTTCTAAAAAAAATTACAAATGCAATACTAAATTCTTGTCTTCCGATAGTTCTATACCCTGGACAAGTAGTACTTGTGTGCCACATGTGACCTCATACTGTACTTCCGTATTGGAGATTACATGTCTAGTTACTATTCTAGGTAGTTGTTCAGGATCTGTCCGTAGATAAACAGGTTGTCCATAGCAGTAGTCTGCATAATAAATGTGTTCCATAGTGTTTAGTGTTTAAGTTTTGTATTTAGTAGGTGGGGTAAGTTAGTAGTTTATACCACCCACAAAGATAATCATTTAGTTTTGATTTCTACTTTGATCACATACTCAATGAATAAAAGGGGGTAAATGACGAGCATACTTTACCTGGGGATTATTATTTCCTGGTTTTATAGTGTAATTTTCTAAGATGTTTTACCGGTTAATTAAAATTCATGGTGGACACTTACATAACTAAAGTTAATAGTAGATCATAAAGTGGTAAAATTTTTTTTGGAATTTTTTTTGGGATTTTTTAAATTTTTTCTGAGAAAATGTAAGCGTGTTATAATTATAATCAACTCCCACCCCTTCATAATTATGGGGATGTACCCCGTCTTTGTAAATTAAATTTTACAAATTCATAGTTTGTAGGTTACTGAGGGGGCATTGTCCTTAATATTCCTTGGATGCAAACTATAATTGTGTTATGTTGTAAGCAATTACAATTAACTTCGTTGTCTACGCCTATGGCTGGGGATGATGATGTAGTGTTGACGTGTGGTCAGCAGAGCGGGATTGCTAGCCCGTAACACCTTATACATACAAACATATCTATTACCTTAATATCACCTCTGTTCTCCTGACGGTACGTTACAGACGTGATATCTATTGGTAATATTGCAGATTTCCATCTGTCCGTAGGCAACTTACGGAGTAGTTAATACGAGTTGCAATAGGTAGGCACAACAATAAGTCCTTAAGTAGTACCTAACCCCAAACCTACTAGACATTTGTGGAATTATTTAGGACAAATTACTATTCTTTGAGATAGTGAGACTGTGTCTCTATAACCCACACCCTATTACTCATACAATTAACCGTATGTTTTATTCATCACTATTTAATTATTATAACTAATTTCAATTATGAGAAGTTCATTCTTTAAATCATCAATGTTTCTTTGTTTTGTGTTTGCTATGGTATTCTTATCATTAACATTCATATTATTCCATATTGATGGTAATCTTATTCCAGCTGGCGGGTCTGCAGTATGTACAATACTTATGACAGGGCTGTTACCATTTTGTTCAACTAATTCATAACATTATGGTACTACTAACTTTAACAAGTGGTGCAATTAATATGCTAGTCCTGTGTGGTTCAGGATTAGTATGTTTAACACTACTTAAATGCTTTGGAAAAATAGATTAACATTAGACATTAGAACTATTACTTTAGTAACACAGGATAATCTTATACCGTGTTGTTGCTCTAGATAGTTCAAGATATTTGGTAGCGTAAATCCCTTACATTAATTCCGATGAGGAGGCGTAAGGTCGCTACCATAAACCATTAAAAATACGTGTGTGACTACGAGAGTGTCATAGTTTTATTTTATACAATACGTGATTAGACATCACACAATACTTTTAGACATTATGTCAAACTTAACAAAAACAGATGCGATTAACATTTTAAGTTCTCGCTCACCAATTTCAGCTCCAGGAAAATACGTAGCATTAGTTACTAACTGTGGAGATTTTAACAGAGCTCTTGCAAACGGAGGTTCAGTTGTTGCTATTGCTAACTTCAATGTTATGACACCTTATCAAATGAACGAAGCTAAGAAAGCTTTGACTGCAGGAGATATTAATGGTGCTCTTAACCAAGGTATGTCTTTATCTATTAGAGATACTGATTACCGTCCAGCTAAGAAAGAGCGTGTTCACATTGATGTTGATTACGTGACTACTAAGTCAGGAGAGCAAGCACTTATGGTTGTAGGTCTTACACCTATTCAAGCTACTTCTGTATCTACTAAATGTGATTTTTCTTCTTTCTTAGAAGAGGCATCTGAGGTAGTTGCTGAGGCTGAAGAGCAATTAGACTAGTATTATTAGGGGATGACTTCGTGTTGTCCCCTTCTTTATTAACTTGTTAAACTTTATTTATTATGCATTATTATGGTTATCAATGGGAAGAACAGGTTAGTAAACTTGTTTCCCGAATTACATTACATCTTCAAACTGAAATAAAGTTAAACTTTTTAGATACAGTTGAAGTAAACCAGCCAAGCTGGGAAAAGTCAGAGTATATCTATGGGTTCAATTTACCATCAAAGTTTGACATTGATAAAGATGTCCTAGCTGATATGGTTAAAGACTTAGACTGTATTCATATCAACAAAAGATACTGGAAGTATGAAAATGCTTTTGTAATATGTAGAGAACCTTGGGTATTACAAGGTTGGTATGATATTTTTAAGAGAGCTTAGGTTCTCTTCTTTTTTTACTTATTAAATTATTTATTAACCTTTAAATATCATCACAATGTTTATAGAAATTAACGGTTGCGTAACCACATCTGAAATGTGTTCCAACCCAAACTCGTAACAAAATAATGTAGTACCATTGTGGTATTGCATTCTTTTTTGACGCACCATAAGAAATGGCACAGAAAAACTTAAACTTGACCTATTAGAATGGAGAGTTTTTGTTTTTTCTTTCTGCCGCACAAGAAATGGCACAGAGACACTAATATAACTAAACTTTAATACGAAGACTAATGGAAGAGAAGAGAAAACTCATTACTAAGCTTACCCTGTTAGATACTAAACTGTATAGAAGAAATAGTTTTGTGGAGAGTGGTAAGTATCAAAAAGAGCCTAAACAATTTAGATTTAAGCTTTCTGAGATTTATTCTAAACTTAATGTAAATGAACTAAAAGCGATTTTAGAACTTAAAGAAGAAACAAATGAGAGAGATTAACAAAAGATTTATCATAGAGCTTATAGCCTATGGAGTAACTATTGTGTTGGGACTTGGATTAGGACTAACAGCAGTAGCATTAACAAGTATGACATAACAACAAACATAAACGAGCGCAGCACAATTACAGGTAAACAATGTTGTGCTTATTTTTTAACTTTAACTTTAAAACAAAAACTTACAAATGAAACAATTAATTATTATGCTGACAGTAATCGTATCGTTTACGTCGTGCAAGAAAGAGAACATTCAACCAAATGAACCTACACCTTTACCAGTAGTTATTACAGAACCATTCGTAAATGGTACTTGGAATCTATTAGGATATGATGGTGTAGAAAATGGTACTACTTTACCCTTTACTACATTACAAGGTGTAGTTGAGTTAACTTATGGGTCTACAACAATAACAATGCTTGGTACTACTTATCCTTGTGTATGGAACTCAGAAACAGAAGCAATTGTTGATGGGTTTACTTGGACTTTTGAGGAAGGTAGTAATAATCAGATGAGAATTTGGTCAACAAACCCTGGCTCAACTGATTACTTAGTTTTACTATTAGAAAGACAATAGTATTAATTTAAAACTGAAGAGATGCCAGTATACAAAGTAATAGCAACGAATGACAGAGGTCAATTCGTGAGAGACAGAGTATTAGCAGAGTCATCAGACAAAGCTATAGACCAATTTGGACAACGTAACCCAGGATATACTCGTAAGGTTCGTGTCTACAAATTACCTGTATTATCATTAGATAAGGTAGAAACTAAATAGAATGATTATTACAATTACAGCTTTATGTATATGCCTAATAGGTATGTGTACAGAGTAACATTATAGGGGAGGAATAGTTCTTCCCCTTACTTTAACCTTTAAATTCATCACAATGACTAAAACTTTAATTGCATCAATGATGCTTATCGTACTTGCTACATCTTGTAGAAAGGAAGATATTAAACCAACAGCACCTGTCCAGTTAAATGTTACTACATTTGATGGAGATTGGGTGTTAAATACAGTAGACGGAAATGTACCAAGTTGGAGCAGCTTGCAGTACAATATATCTGATAACAAACTTACCAACAATGGTGTGTATTCAGAGATAACGTGGACTACTAATAATACTGCTCTACTAAACAATTCGGACGCTTATGGATTTTATTTAGCTAATAATGGTAATACATTAATTATGAATGGAGAAAGCGAATTACTATTTACTAAATAAACTAAGTATTATGATTATAAGAAATATGGGAGCTGTAAGGCTCATAATGATGGTAATACTATTTACTATCTTTTACTGTTGTAATGTTAATGCATCTACAACGGAAGTATCGGACGTTGATCTACAGAATAGCACACTGGCTACTGAGATTAACCAAGATAAACACAAAAGAAGAAGACGAAGATTCAACAGAAAGCACGGTGTTAGAAAAAGCAAGTGCCTGAAAGTTTACAGAATCAAAGTAAGGTAATATACCTAACACTCACAAATAAGCATCCTAAAGATGGGAATAAAACCGCCCACAGATTTGCATAGAGAATCTTAACCAAGTGACACCGGATGGATGCTTTTTAATTTGTAACCAATAAACACAAATAAATATGAAAACAACAATTATAGCAATAGCTCTAATGCTGAGCTCTGCATCTTACAGCCAATGTACTGATGTAACCCTAACTTTAACTGATTCATACGGAGATACGTGGAACGGAGGTTCTTTAACAATAGATGGTGTAGATTACGACGGAATTGGTCTTTGGGTCCCAGGAAATGGCACAGAAAGTGTTACTTATGACTTATGTTTTGATTTGTCAGGATGTATAGATGTAATTTATACTGCTGGGTCTTATTCTTATGAGAATTCTTGGTCTATTGCATTAGCAAGTGACGGTACTGAATTAACTTCAGGAGCAGATAACTCAAACACATTCGGTTACGGATGTATAGGAACTCCTGCACCTGCAAATGATAACTGTACAGATGCTATTCTTCTTGAATGTGGAGATTCTGAAACAGGAACTACATTCAATGCTACTGCTTCTGGTTTTGGGGGTTCTAGTACTAACTCCGGGGAAGACGTTTGGTACTCTTTCATAGGAACTGGTACTGAAGCTACTGTTTCTTTATGCGGGTCATCTTTTGATACTTATTTAAGAGTATATGATGCTTGTGCGGGAAATCAAGTTGCAGCTAATGATGATAACTTTACTGCCTGTGGGACAAGTAGTTCTCAACTTACAATGCCTACTACAGCTGGTGCTGAATATAAGATTTCAGTTGGTGGATATGGTATTGCTCAAGGAGACTTTGCTATCTCTTTAACTTGTGCTGAACCGTGTACGAATACTTATTCTATAGATGTACAGGAAGCTTGTGATTCTTTTACTTGGGTAGATGGAAACACTTATACTGCTTCAACTGACCAAGTAGAATGGACAACTACAAATGCTGCGGGTTGTGATTCAATAATCCTTTTGGATTTAACTATCAACAATTCAACAACATCAATAGATGTAGTTACGGCTTGTGGAGAATATACTTGGATTGATGGAATTACTTATACAGCATCCAATGACACTACAACTTATACTACAACAAATGCAGCAGGATGTGATTCTATTGTAACGTTAGATTTAACAATTAATGATAATGTTTACACTCAAGAATCTGTTACTGATTGTTTTGAAGTAGTCTTTGGAGACTCTACATATACTGAAGATACGCAATTCGTTTTGGAATTAGCTATGACTAATGGATGTACAGAGTTTTTGACAGTCTACATAGATGTACAAGATTGTGCAGGTATTGAAGAAGAGGAAATTACTATAGGTCAAGGACCATTCAAAGTTTACAATACAATGGGACAATTGATTCCAACTGATAATTTACCAAAAAACGTTATGCTTATTAAAGTATACGCTAATGGTGTATCAGAGAAGTTTGTAGTTGTAAAATAATTAATATTAGGGTAGTGACAGAAAACCTCTCACTACCCTTTTTAAATTAAACCAAACAAACTGTATACGCAGATGGAAAGTAACAAATTAATAGCAGACTTTATGGAGTTACCAAAAGTACCTTGCAGTATTGCAGCATATGGATATTTTACTGAAGGGTATAAACATCCAAAAGTAGCTACTCCAACTACTCCTAGTGATATGCAATATAAATATTCTTGGGCTTGGTTGATGCCCGTAGTACAAAAATGCCTTGACATTTCTAATGATAGTGAGATGATTAAGGATTTTTATAGCATACAAAACGTCGTGCCTATAGATGTAATATACCAAGCAATAGTAGAATTTATAAAAGAATACAACAATAGAACAGATGGAAGAAAACAAATTAATAGCGGAGTTTATGGATATGCAACTAACTGATATTGGTTGGTACGACAATAAAGGAGTGTTAGGTCTAAATGACAATACTTTTGATGAACTAAAATTCCACCAATCGTGGGATTGGTTGATGCCCGTAATAGAAGATATTGACCACATACAATTTGAACCTGTAGAAAGTATTGAAAAAGCTTTGTTTACAAGGTCTATAAGAGATACACATAAAGCAGTAGTAGAATATATTAAAGAGTACATTCTAATACAACAAGAAAGTAATTATTAACTTAAAACAAAGAAAAAGATGGGAAGATATTATAATGGAGACATAGAAGGAAAGTTTATGTTCGCAGTACAAAGTAGCACAGCAGCAGATAGATTTGGAGCTGAAGGTCACGTACCAGAACTTGTTGAATATTATTTTGATGAGGAAGAGCACGCTGAAGGTATAGAATCAGAACTTGCTACTATCAAAGAATCTTATGATAAAGTAGACTCATTTTTTAATTCTTTAGGAAAAGCTACTTATAAAAATGAAGACGCAGAAGAAGCAGGTATAACTGCGAAGGATATGAGTGATTACGCTGATTATAACTTAGGTAAGAAAATCTTAGATTGTCTTCGAGAAACAGGATACTGTTCATTTACCGCAGAATTATAAACTATAGAAAGGAAATTATGACTATAAAATTTAACGTAACATATAAACCTAAAACTAAAGTTAAATTAATACATTTAACTCCTAGTATAGTATGGCATAGTGTAAAGTTAAATGCTAATACTTATAAGATGTTTCATTTGAAATTTCTAATATTCTGTGTAACTATAAAAATAACGTAATAGGTACGGAATTAAATCTGGAAACCCGTTTAAATTATTCCAGAGTGCTTAAGTGCATTAATAAACAAAGCCTTCGTAATATAGGATAAACCTCTGTCCTTGTATTTTACATCCTAACGCAACTTAGTTGTTAGTTAGCTTGTATTTGCACAATAAAGATAGAATATAAATAAATTAAATCTATCAAGTGTACCAACTGTATTGTAATATGTTGGAGGAATACACTTAGGAGTTTACAGCAAGATATTGGATTATATCGTGACCATTGGCAACTCAATGGTGCTAATAAACAAATAATTAACTAAAATTTAACAACAAAATGGAAGAAGCAGTAAAAGACGAGATTCTTTTTAGGTTGAGTCAATTACACGAAGACTTTAACCTATTAGAGAAACAGATATGGGAGCCAGACACTGATAGTATCAGATGTTCTATGGCTAACATAGAAACAATACAAAGTTTACTAGATGACGTGGAGTAGAGTATTAGATACTATCCAAGTCATATTATTCATATTAGCCCTGGGATGTTTTATCCTGGGGGTTTAATTTAAAACATATGGCAGATATTAGAATAACAGCACAGTATTATGAAAACTACTCAGATACAGATACACCATATTGGAAACCAAAAGGTGGACAAGTATTTGTAATAGAAAATGCGAGTATGGATATGGTTATGTATACTAATAAAGACGTACTAATAGAGGTACTAATTAAATTAGTAGAAAAACAATCTAACGAGCATAGTAAATATGAGTATTTAGAACACGAAGTAGATTTTATAGGAGAAAGTTATGCAATACACGCAGACGACCTTATGAATGAATTATTTAAAACTTTAGGAAATGAGGAGTAAATTTAACGGGTTTGAACTTGCATTTTTAATAGATGCAATTGATGCCCACGTAGAAGTATTAGAAGACCAAATTAAAGCCGTTACAGAATCAGGTAAGCAATCTCTATTTGGAGAAGGATACTGGAGAAATGTAATTGGTAAAGAATTAAAAGACCAGGTTAAACATATGACCTCAGCCAAAGGAATAAAGGATAACAAAGATCTCCTTTAGTATCACCGGCTAAAACACTGCATGTGAGGACCCAAGAGTTAGTGCACTAACCCAAGAGTTCGTATAGAGGATAACTGATTCAATTTCTACAGTGGAGTTGAACAGGACACAGTAATTTTTAATCTATCCTAGAAAGGGCAGATTACTATTATATACTCTATTTTTATTAAACCTTAGAATTAAAATATTGAGAGTTACTATTACTAGTAACGGTAGAATGGAGAAGTCAGTGATCGGAGTATCGCTAAACTCTTATGCTAAAGTAGAACTGCAGATGGGCTTGCCCAGCTTTAGTGTTTGTAGGATAGGATCAGACCCATACTCGCTATAACATTGAAATTTCTAGCTAATCAGTAACTCTCAAGGCTATTATATCATCAATTAATTATTAATCATTAAAAGAAAGATTATGAAAGAATCAACATTTAAATTATTACTTTTCCTTGCGGGAAGTTTTATACTAATGCTTTGTGCAAACAACAATTTGTATGGACAAGTACAATTTACACAGTATCAAATTACAGAATCAGAAAATTTAGATCATAGAATAGCAGAGAATTTGCTATTAGATGTCCTCGTAGAGGGACCAACTACTTTTTCTATAGTAGAAGATAAAGGTATATCCTACATTATGCAAATGGACTTTAATAAAGACTATAAATGTGTAAACCATCTTTTTTATTTAGTAAGCTACAGTAAGCCTGTAGTTAATAAAATAGGAGAAGTAGTAGGGTACCAATTTAATACTTATAGTTTAGACACAGATTGTGAAATAGAGTTCATATTCTGGTACGGTGGACCTGCCTGTATAACAGTAACAAATTTTACAGCAGATACGTTCACACAACTTACAGGTAATTTAATGTACCTAATTAAACAGTAATCCACAAATAAATATAGAATGCAAAACAAAAGAAGAATTTACACACCGTCACAGGAGTCTTTGGAGATTATCAAAGATAGATTAACTGCAATGGGACGTAAGAGTAACAACACAACAGCTGTACATTACGCTTGTGATGAAATGGCTGACTTTATTGCCAGACAAGAGTTAAATCGTGAGGAAGCAAAAGATTGTTGTGCAGAACGTAAAACACCAGCAAAACGTAACGTTATGGCTAGTGTAGGTGCTGTTCTTGCTCTATTAGGTACATTGTACTTAGTATCTCAATTCTAAAACATTAAAATTACCAGCGATAAATTAAATAGTTTGTTCCTTTAGGGAATCAGTAGACTACTGCGCTTTGTAATTTTATTTGCATTAATTAAACCAAATTAAACAAGAAAATGAGAGTAGAATTTACCAGTTTAGAACATGATATAGATTTAGCATTAAATAACTATCTTGTGTTTACAAGAGGAAACAATCAACATTTTTTAGTAGGAGAGATCTATTATGTATATGACTATAACACTGAGACTAACGTCTTGTATTTAGATGAAGACTATGAGCTGTTTTTTGAGATAGGTTATAAAGAAGATGACGATAGTATAGCTTTGTTTACTACACTTGAGGAGGCGCAGGAAGCTGCTAATGAGTATATGAGTATAGCATATCCTGAAGAAGAAGAGGAAGAAGAGTACGATAGAATCTACAAAGTAGGTAGCTACGTAAGTTTTGTAACAGATGAGGCTTCTATTAACTACAAGGTTACTGATGGGATGATAATACCTGAATCTGCAACATTAGAGTGTTGGGATTATATTTATGATCTTTTAGGTATAGCACCTGTAGATATAGATTCTTTTGTAGAAAGTAATACACCTGAAGCAGTAGTTATGCATATAACAGAAGATTATCAAGGTTATTATTTAGAAAATGATGAGTACGGAGAAAGTACTGATGCTCTAATTAATCTATTAAAGAGAGAATGCGCTGTACGACGTAATAGTGTAATTACAATAGATGCTAGACACGGGGATAACGTAGTTGTCAATAAAAACTTATCACCAAAAGAAATGCTATATAACAGTACAGATTTAGATAGCTTAAAAATAGAGAAGTTAACGATTTATTAATAAAACAAAAACAAACAACATGAATTCAGAATTTAATTTAATTAACAAAATTGTAGCTCACAATGAGCTTGGAGATGCAGGTAAATTAGAAACTTTCTTTGCGAAAGTACGTAAAAACCTTGCACGTGAGATAGAAACTCTTAACAAAAGAGTAGAGTTATTAGAATTTAACTATAACCGTTCTATAGAAGATTTAACAGAAGCAGAAGCAGATGCACAGGATGCAGTTGATGCCGCGTTCTTAAACGTTAATGTAGCAGATGTAGCGTCTAACGCTGACATTGATTTATTAGTACCTTCTTACTGGAGAGGAATTGAATTAGCAAAGGCTAATGTTCAAACTCTTGTAGAAAAACGTGCTACTATTGTTACAGCATATGAGGAGTCTCTTGCAGAAGAAACAGCTCAAATTAACGAACGTATTGCTCGTCTTGATACTATATCAGAGGAAGCATAAGAATACCATAATAGCTTCGGCTATTTCCCCTATTCAAGCGGATTTATCAAGGGTCGCAACCTTGTAGGGGATCACAAGTAAGTTTTAGGTTAACTTACATTAAATAAAAAACCTTAAGGTTAAAGATGCCCGGAGAGTGATGACTCTGGGCATTATTTTATTAATATCATAAACTAACAAAAATGAACGAAGAAAAATTTACTGTACATTATGCGTGTGATGACAATGATGATCACACAGCTTTTATGTCAGAATGCAAAGATTCAGGTATTATAGAATTTACCACAGAAAAAGAAATGATACAATTCATTACTGAGTGTACTTATGTTTATAACTTAAACGAAGTATTCAGTACTAACGCAGAAACAGAAGACATGCCTAACCCTATCCTGGCATTGTATGATGTAGAATGCATTTAATAATAAGTAAAGCGTATAATTATGATTAAATTGGTAACAAACCAAACTAGCATAGATACGCCTTATGAATTAGCGACTATAGAAGAATGTGTGACCTATTGTAACACTAGAACCCTGCTCGGATTGGATATTGAAACAACGAGAAAATACAACAAGTGGTTTCACATAGAGGGCTTAGACCCACACACTTCTGATATAGTTATGTTGCAAATAGGTGATGTTGATGTACAGTACATAATTGATACAAGAAACGTAGACATTACCTTATTATTACCTGTTCTTACTAACCCAGACATTACTCTGGTTGGTCATAACATTAAATTTGAGTACAAGCACATACTATCTAAGTATGGTGTTCGTATTAATGCTCTATATGATACAATGATAGCAGAAAAGCTATTACACAATGGTTATCATTTAGAGTACGGGCTAAAAGCTCTAATTCTACGTTATTTAGACATAGAAGTAGATAAAGCTATTAGACTTAGTTTTCTTACCATAGGAGATAGACCTTTTACAACAGAGGAGATTAAATATGGTGCAGAAGATATAGAGTTACCTCTAAAGATTAGAGATATGCAATTGGTAGAACTTGAGAAAAAAGATTTAGCCAATGTATGTAGACTAGAATTTAGAGTAACAGCTGTATTAGGCGAGATGGAATTTAATGGTATGAACTTTAACTCTGAGAAATGGTTAAATACATATCAAAAGAATCTAATAAAGTTTAAAGACCAGACAAGGCAATTAGATGCCCACGTTATGGAAAATTATCCTGATTCACCATTCGTAGATAGACAATTAGATATGTTTAACCCCGGTTTTACGTGTGCTATACAATGGTCATCGTCTAAACAAGTTGTAGAGTTCTTTAAGTACTTAGGTTGTTGCCCAGTTGCAAAATCTAAAGCTACCAAAAAGATGAGCTACACAGTAGAGGCAAAAGAAGTAGAAGCCTTATTGGTTACTGCTGATTTGTCAGATAAAGTGAGAGATTTTGTCAAATTGTACTTAAATACAATGGAATACAGACAAGCTGTCACAACATTTGGCGAGAATTTCTTAAAACACATTAATCCTTTGACAAAAAGGATACACTCTAACTACAATCAACTTGTTAATACAGGTAGGATGAGTTCTAGTTCACCTAATCAGCAAAATATTCCGTCTACTTTAGATATGGATTATGAGCATGGAGACCCTAGACAAGACCAATTTAGGTATGCATTTGATGCACCTGATGGTTGTAGTATGATTAACGCAGATTATTCTGGTCAAGAAAGTATTATATTAGTAAACAAGTCTATGGACAAGGATTTACTAGCATTTTATGATGGAGATTTTAATGATATGCACTCTTATATTGCGTCTAAACTATTCCCTGAAGAACTAGAGGGTATTGATTTAGATAACATTAAAAAGCAGAGACCTGATTTACGTCAGATTGCTAAGGGTGCTGGTTTTGCGTTAGCTTATGGTGGTAATGGACACACTATTGCTAAAAACTTAGGTCTTTCTGCAGAGAGAGGCGAAGCTGTATTTAATGATTACTTTAGTGCTTTCCCTGGACTCTTAGAGTTCTTTGAGCGTAGTAAAGCTAAGTCATTAAACCAAGGTTATATATTGATAGATACAATTTCTAAACGTAAGTTTTATTACAAAGATATTAAAGCTCTTAGAGCTGCTGATTATCGTGGAGATAAAAAGACTGTCAATAAACTAAAGGGTGCTATGGAACGTGCTGCTATGAATTATATTATTCAAGGAGAAGCAGGAAGTATCACTAAGTTTGCTCTAGTTTTAATACAAGACGAGCTTACAGCTAAAGGTTTGCTAGATGAAATTAAGATTGTAGCTACTGTACACGATGAGATTATCTTAGAAAGTACAGAGAAACATCAAACTTATGCAGCAGAAATGTTGCAAAGGAATATGGAATCAGCAGGTGATGTATGGTGTAGAAGAGTACCATTAAAAGCAGAAGCGTGTATTGAGAAATACTGGACACACTAATGAATAGGAGAGAAGAACTGATCCGTAACGGACTACGTAAATGGGTAGGCAATCAATGCCGTGGTATCCTTAAGTACGTTACAGGGACAGGTAAAACTTTTGCAGGACTTCTAGTAATAGAACAGTTTGTAAAAGCATATCCTGAAGAAGAAGTGTTAATAGTATGCCCTACAGATGCTGTTATAGTTAACTTTAAAGAAGAGTTTACTAAATTTAACAAAGAACATCTATTAAAGCAATGCAAATTCATTTGCTACGCATCTATTAGAAAACAGGATGGCAATTCCTACAGCGCAGTTGTACTTGATGAGGTTCATCACGTAACTACTGACAACAAAATGCCATTTTTTACAAAAGTAACAGCCAAAGGAATCCTTGGTTTGTCTGCTTCCTTAACACCAGAACAAATACGTATGCTTAGTTATTACATTCCTGTAGTAGATGAGCTTAATATGGAAGATGTTCAGGAGGAGGGTTTTATAGCTGATTTCACAATCATCAATTATCCTGTTTATCTTACACCGGCTGAAAGAGCTAAGTATAAAGAACTAACAGAACAAATTGATTACTCGTGGCAACAGTTTCAAAAACAATCTTGGAAGAAGATAGGACAACGTTCCAGGCTAATATATTCAGCTGAACAAAAGTTACAAGCAGCAGAAGACATCGTAGGATTATTTCCTAATGAGTATGGTATCATATTTTCATTAAACAAGAAATTCTCTGAAGATGTTGCAGCTAAACTAGGAGATGACTGTGTAGCAATACATAGTGGTCACTCAGCAAAACAACGGGCAAAACGCCTGGCACTTTTCTCTGACTCAGATACTAATGTACGGACTATGTCTGTACCTAAGATATTTGATGAGGGAGTAACGTTACCGAGATTAGTATTTGGTATTTTATTGGCTAGATACGCCAAAGAAAGACAACAAATACAAACTTTAGGTAGATTGTTACGTAAGGATATGGATGGAAAGCACAGTATAGCCATTAGGACATACGTGAGGGATTCTGTAGAAGAAAAGTGGGTAAGAACATCACAAGAAGGATTTAACGTTATTAATGTAGATGATTTTGAAGCACTAGTTGCTACTATAAATCGTATTAAGAATGACGGGCAATCGTAAAACAAACAAGTATGGAAATTTTACTAAACCTTAATGATTTAGAGAAATTAAATTTAACGCCATCATTGTATTGTTATTTAGCATCATTGTATTTTGAGCAACCTTACCCTAATGCCTCTAATAAGTTAAAAGGACATATGAATGTCAAGTTAGAAGAACTTGGTTACGTACGTCTTAGAGACGGAGAGGTGGCATTAAAAGGAAAAACAAGCGCAATCTTTAACATAGTCACTAAAAAACCTGTAAAGGTACAAGAGGACTGGATAGAAGAATGGCGTGGATTATTTCCTAAAGGTGTAAAATCAGGTGGTAGACCAGTTAGAGGAGATAAACAAGGCGTAGCTAAAAAGTTACGTACATTTGTTAGACTTAACCCGTCTATTACTAAAGAGCAAATTATAGCTGCAACTAGACAATATGTCTATGAGTGTAGCTTAAACTCTTATAAATTCATGATATGTGCTGACTATTTTATCAACAAAAACAATAGCTCTATGTTAGGTGCTATGATAGAAGATGTTGCAGATAGGGGAAGTTCATTAGCCAACACAGAGAGTGGTGGTGGAAGTTCTTGGCACAAAGAAATATAATATACTATGATAAAAACAGGATTTGATGAAGCTAGAGATACCATTGATGGTGGTAGAGCTGGTGAAAACAAAGGTATTCCTATTCCATTTCAAAGACTGAAGAAATACTTACCTAATATACAACAAAGTACTTATTATTTAATAGGTGCTGGTACTAAGGTAGGTAAAACTTCATTTGCAGATGATGTATTTTATTATGGCGCATATGATTATTACAAAAATCTTAAAGACGCAGGCGAACTTAATGGCTTTGAGTTAGATATAGATTATTTCTCTTATGAGATAGATAAAAAAACAAAGATTCTTAAAGGTATTAGTAGAAAGATATGGCATGACTACGGTATCGTAGCTGATGCTAATACTATACTATCACGTGGAGAGAATCATTGTAGTGATGAATTATATGAGCTAGTATTGAAGTACAAAGCATACTTTGATGAAATGGAGGATGTAGTCACAGTGCATGATATGCCTGACAATCCTACTGGTATTAATAAGTATTTACTTAACAAAGCTAAATCATTTGGCGAAGTTAAGATGAAGAACATTAATAAAAATACTGATCAAGCTCCTATTATGAGATTTGACAGTTATAAACCTCACAATCCTAAAAGGTATTGGTTAATTTTTATTGACCATATCGCTTTAATGTTAGAAGAACGTGGATTTAGTACAAAACAAAATATTGACAAAATGAGTCAGTATCTTGTACAACTACGTAATAACTACGGAGCGTCACCTGTTGTAATTCAGCAGATGGCATTTGACTCTGAGAGTGATGAAAGACATAAAAGTAATAGGCTTACACCAACACTAAAAGATTTCGGTGATAGTAAATATACAACAAGGGATGCGAACGTTATTATGACGTTATTTAGCCCGTATAGACACAACATTGAGAGATTTCAAGGGTACAATATGAATACGTTAGGTAACACTTATCGTAACTTAGAAATACTAGAAAATCGTGATGGAGAGCCTAATATTAATTTAGGTTTGAATTTTATAGGTCCAGCAGGTACATTCAGAGAATTACCTAGACAAAAAGACATGAATGAAGATATAGAAACAATGGCATCAACCATGACCAACAAGAGAGCAAAATATGTTCAAGACATAAATGGCATATGGGTACAGAATCCTGATCTATAATCAACATTTTATTATTAACACAAAAATTGCAACAAATGAGTAGAGAAATTAAACTACCAGTTAAGAGCAAGCCATCTAGACGAGATCCTAGGGTAACTATCCTATATTCTAGTCCTAAGATGGGTAAGACTACATTAGTAAGTACTTTACCAGGCAATATGATATTAGACTTAGAGGGAGGGACTCAGTTCCTAGATTCTTTAAGTATGCATATTATTGGTATTAATGCACCAGCTAATGAGACACAAGAATCCTTTGATGCTCGTATGGCATTAGAAGTACCTCAGTATTACTTAATGGAAGCAGGTAAAGCAATTATGCTAGCCGGTAGACCTTATGATTTTATTACTGTAGATACTGTAACAAGAATGGAAGATATGTGTCTATCTTTAGCAGCAGAAAAGTATAGAGCTACTCCTATGGGGAAAGGTTTTACAGGAGATGACGTAAGAATACTACCTAAAGGTAGTGGTTATCTTTATCTTAGATTGGCTTTTATGGAATTAATTGAAAAAATCAAGAAATTGGCTGACAATGTAATTCTTATAGGTCACTTAAAAGATTCTGTTATTGAAAAAGCAGGTAAAGAAGTAGATGCCAAAGATTTAGATCTTACTGGTAAATTAAAGCAGATTCTTTGTGCTGATGCTGATGCTATTGGATACTTACATAGAGGTAAAGACAGTGAAGTTTTAGTTAACTTTAAAAGCTCTGACCAAATTCTATGTGGTTCTAGATGTGATCATTTACGTGGTCAAGTAATCAAAGTAGCAGATTACAGCGAAGAAACAAATGAATTAGCAAATATTGACTGGAGCTTAGTATTTCCAGACAAAATTAAAAAGTAACTATTAAAAACAAATAAGATGAGCGAAGAAAATGAAGGTTTAGAGAGAAGTGAGAAAGTTTACGTATCTATTGCAGAAATTAAACTAGCATTAAAGAAAGGTATTACTCGTAGAGTAGGAGATCCTAGCTATAATGCAGACTTAGGTTCAGTTCAAGAAATGTACGGAATGACAAAAGCAGAAACAACGCTTTTATTCCAAGATTCAAGACTTAAAGGACTTAAAGTAGTAATCCCTAAACCAACACGTATAGTGATTATGGAAGATATGCCTGCAGAGAACGTAGAGGAAACACAAGATGATGTATCAGGAACAGAACCTACAGACTATCCAACTGCGTTAGATGACGCATTTGCAGATGAACTTCCAACAGCAGCTCCAACAGCTTCTGTAAGTCCTATATTTTAATGGAAAGTAATAAAAGTAAAGAAAGCGAAGATCCGAGAAGTAGATAGTAAACTATCTAAAACAATTCCACATTATTAATTAATTAAACAAGTATTTTATGTACGGATCAAGAACAAACAATGAAGGCGTAGCAATTAGTGCTAACGGATCAAGTCCTATCTTAGTAGGAGAACAAGTAGTAGGTAACAAATTAGTTTCTTTAGAAATGGCTAAAGATCAAAATGGTAACCCAGTTGGAAACAGAGCAACCTTAACTATAGGACAACGCAATGGTGCAAAATTCACTCACTCTTTCTGGGATTCAACAGAAGAATGGGCTATTGTACAAGTAAACCGTGAGATGCTTCACATTTGTACTAAAATTGTTTCTGAAGATGAGTATTACTCTATTTTAGAAGCACATGGAGATGGAACATTTGTAGGATTTATTTCTGCAGTTGCAACTCACATTTTGCCTAAAGCAGCAGATAAAACTTTCACAATGAAAATTATCTACAAAGAGAACAAGTCAAACGGTAAATGGTACCCTAACTTCCCTAAGTTTCCAAACTTTATTGAATTAGATGGTACAACACCTTCAACTTTTTCTACAAACCCTAAGTACGATGTGTATGTTATGCCTACACCAACTACTATGGAGTCAACACCAACAACTTTTGATGGTTCAACACCTGCAGAGATAGTATTTTAATATAACTAGTTAAACAAGCACAGCAATGGATGTAAGGAAACCCTTAACCAAAGCTAATGTATTGGAAAAAGTCAATCAGTTTGACATATTTAACAGTTACTGTAGTCCATTTAATAAACTTTATGCAACTTTTAGAAGTGAAATAAGGAATGATAAAAACCCTACTTGCAGTATATGTAAAGCAGGGGATAAACTAATTTACAAAGATTTTTCTGAACAAGAAACAAGAGATTGTTTTGATTATATTCAGACAAAGTACGGAGTTACGTTTATACAGGCTTTAGAAATGGTAAACAGAGATTTTAATCTAAATTTATTGTCTACGGTTACCTTATCAAATGATAGGGTAGCCGTTAGTAAATCAAATTTTAATATTACAGATATTCCAGAACAAGTAGTAGATATACGTGTTTGTACACGTAAGTTTAACCAAAACGATAAGGAATACTGGTATGACAAATATGGTTTACATTCAGCAACTTTAGAGAAATTTAATATTTATCCTCTGTCTGGTTTTTTCATTAATAGCGTATATACTGCCTGTGGTAGTAATGTGTATGGCTATTTTAATGGATTATTACCTGACAAAAGAGAAGCATGGAAGATTTATCAACCATACGCAGACAAAAAGTTGAAATGGAGAAGTAATTGCCCTGAAAATATTATACAGGGTTGGTCACAACTACAAGCAAATGGAGATTTAGTAATTATTACTAAGTCATTAAAGGATGTTGCGGTATTATCGCAATTAGAAATCCCTGCTGTAGCACCACAAGCAGAATCAAACACAATATCACCAAACTTAGTAACCAATCTTAGAGAGCGGTTTGAGAGCGTGATGTTACTGTATGATAACGATGAACCAGGTAAAGTTGCAGCTGCTAAGTTAGCAGGACAACATAGTTTACCTGTATTCTTTATGCCAGAAGGTACTAAAGATGCATCAGATTATGCAGAATTGTATGGTTTAGAAGAATTAAATGATTATTTAACGGAGATTTATGAAAAATACAGTTACAATTCCCAATTGGGAAGCTAGTTATTTGAAATCTGAGAACACTAGAGCTAAATACTGGCTTTGGAAGGACCGGGAAAAACTCCCTAAAAAATATGCAACACAGTTAAGCCCTAAGCCTCTCACTAGAGGAGCTAAGGCTTATTGTGCTGATGTAGAGGGGAACAGGTTCGTTAAGAACACAAAAAAAGTAGGCACAGAGAATAGATGGATACTCAATGGTCAAGATTTATACAATGCAACTTTAAATTGGCGTTTACGCAAGACAATTGCAAAGTATTACCATGAGTATTTTAGTACGTTTATTAAAGAACAATTAACACCAATCACACTACCTGAAGGAAAATTCTTTAGTATCAGTTGTGATATATATGAAATTAAGCGTGGTAACATGCCTGACGCAAGTAATATGTGGTTATTAGAAAAGTTCTTTGAGGATGCGCTCCAGGAATGTGGTATAATTCCAGATGACAGCCCAGACTTCGTAATAGAGTCAGGGAGGAAAAGATACCATTTCGTTGAGACAGCAGAACAGCGGAAATTAGTATTTACTATAGACCTAATAAATGGTTAAATTTAAACTAAGGGTTATTACAATAACCTTTTTAAGTTTTCTTCTTATAGGAGTATCTTATGAGAATAAAACTAAGTGTGTACCTATACACACGCCATCACTAATAGAAGATACACTTATGCCAACAGAGAATACTGTTGTAGATAGTGCATTTCTAGATGCAATAGAACACATAAAATCTTTTGAAGGTTTTAGGAGCAATATCTATTTAGATAATGACGGTTCGCCAACAATAGGATATGGGCATCATTTGCTCAAAGGAGAGACGTATCAGAACATAACTGATAGTGTAGCCGATGTAATATTAAAGAAAGACTTTCAAAGTTATCTTGATGCTACACAGGCTAAGTATGACGTTAAAGGAGATACTCTCTTAGCTTTAGGATTATTTAGTTACAATTGCGGATTAGGTAGATTAGCTACAGCTATGAGCAAAGGTTTACTAAAAAACCCTAAAAAAATATTATTATATTGTCATTATAAAACATATGACGAAAACGGTATTGCAAAAGTGCATACTTCAAACAAATTATTAATGAGACGCAAATATGAATTTGCTCTTTTATCTTAAAAAAAACAAAGACTATGAACAGAATTATCACAATTATCAGCCCACAAGGAGACGTAAGAGTAGAATTAACATCTGCAGCAACAGTATGGGGAGAGCTTAAAGCAGAAATTAATGCAGAAGGTTCTTTTAATGCAAATGACTCATCAGCAATGATTAGAGGTGTACGTGAAGGATTAACATCTGACAGCAGTGTACTTCCTGTAGGAGCGTTTTCTGTATTCTTAACACCAAGTAAAATTAAATCTGGTAAGTAAGATGACAGCTGAAGATCAAAAGAAAATTGACTCTGAGGTAAAAAGATTAAAAAATGTCATTTTAAAGTGGCATAAAAAGGTAGTAATACCTGCAATTATTTCAGAAACTGAGGATACTCCTTAACGAAGATTTAAACCAATAATATAAGAGGAGGGTATAATGCTCTCCTCTTTTTAATAAGTTAATTATGACAGAACAAGTAAACGAAGAAATAGAAGTAGTAAGCGAAGAAAAGGATCCACGTCAACTAAAAATTGACTTAATAACAAGTGTAGCGGAAGCAATATTCCCAGGAGATTGGGACTTGTCGCTATGTGAAGATAACTTAACAGAAGCCTGGAGGTATAATAGTGACGTACGTCCTACCTGGCGTTTAGTTGTTAGGATTCCAGAAGGAACAATTACAAACAGAAGAGGAGATAGCCATACTATAACAAATTATCATATAGCTTTACCTATTAGTGATGATTTTTCAAAGTTAGTTACTCCAGAATTAAAAGCACTAAGAACAAGTGCTACTACATTAGAAGCAATGCTAGGCTTTGCACATCCACACAATAATAGAAGCGGCACTAGAGGAGATATAACTGAGTATTTTACATGGCGTACTATGTGTTTAGGTGGTGGTACCGAATTAGCTTTTGCTACAACACATATGGCAGTAGAAGGTATTACAGAATCACTTTTAACAGAAACTTTATTGTTGCTACGTACTTATGCAGTATGGGAATCAATAGGTGGTGGACCTTATTACCATATAAGAAATGTAGTACATGAAAAAGACAACGATAATGGTAGCTGTTCGGAGCTACTTGAAGAATATAGAGTAAAAAAACGTATTAAAAATAGTTTACTAAAGGTATTATCAGAAAATCCTGAACTACAACCTGAGATAGTAGGAGATATAAATAGTAGAATTGATTTAAATAGAGCAACAAGAAGAGACCCAGTAGCAATATCTAATGTTAATAATTCTATAGTACCGGCACTTAGGTTAGTACTAAAAGAACAATGGGAATTAGATGATGCAATAGTAGAAAGAAGACTTTTAACATCTATACTAGGTAACAAAGTTAATTATAATTTTATCCCTTTAAGTAATAATTCAGAAGGATTTAGCCACCCTATATCTAGGTATTTAGCCAAAATAACACAAGCAGAAGCATTTAATGGTTCAGAACAAGCTGATAGGGTTTTAACATGGGGAGGACAACCTGTCCATTTTGAAATTACTTTAGATAATGTTATAGCTAATCTAGATAGTGAAGAAGTAGCTCCAAATATCAATTGGGAAACTATAGATATAGATAATACAAGTATTTTAGCAGTAACTAATCTCTATTTAGATACTGTGTATGAATTTAATAGAAATTACAGACACCAAACTTTATAAACAAAGATTATGGAAAAATTAAGCAAAGTAAAAGCAAAAAGAACGGAAGTAAAGACAAAATACACACCTAGCGTAGTGTTATCAGATAACTTTGTAAATAAAGTTAACTTTTTACATAAGCAGGTTAAACAAAACACAGAGTGGAGTGCAATTTTATTGTACTCTACTAAAGAAGGATCTATTGATACTGACCCTAATAAATGGGTTATATCAGTAGATGATTGTATTCTTATGGATATAGGAACAAGTGCATATACAGAATATGATATGGAAGCTGGGGACGATTACGCTACAGAGCAATGGATGGATCATCTAGAAGCTGGAGGTAAGATAGGTCACTTGCATACACATCATAATATGGCTTGTTACTTTTCTGGTACAGATACAGCAGAATTACATGATAATGCACCTCAACACAACTACTATTTAAGTTTAATTGTAAACTATAAGAACGTTGAAGATTGGTGTGCTAAAGTTGCAGTATGCGGTACAGAGACTACTGTAGGTAAAAAAGAAACAACTAAGACTTGGGTAGGTGCAAAAGGACCTATCACACAAGTAGACAAACAAGATTTAACGCAAACAGAGGAAATGTTATATCTAATGGATTGTAAACTTAGTTTAGCATCAGATACAAAAGCTCCTGAAGGACTACAAGAAAGAATTGATAGTATTACAGCAAAAAAGAAAGAAAAAGCAGCTAAGGCAACTTATACTAGTTATAATAGTAATAAATGGCAGTCTTGGAACCAGCCTTCTTTATTTTCTCAACAAACACCTGTAAAACCATCTACTGTAGTATATAGTGATGCTGGTACAGATTTTGATGATGATTGGAATGGACATTTTGATGCTTTTAGTTACGGTATAGCTGATAGAATAGAAGCAGCACATTTAGAAGAAGAAAAAGCTTTAGATGGAGAATTCTATTCAACTTTATGTGAACCGTTATTGGGTCAAATTTTAGGTCAAACTAATGAAATGTATTTAAACATACACGAAGTTATTATGTCTATTGAAGAAGAAACAGATATTGTTGAGATTGCTAAATTTATGGAAACAGTAGAAGCAGACTTTGCAGAAAACTGTGAGCTATACTTTGGTCGTAATTTAACGCAACTTGATTTACACGCAATAGCAGTATCTATGTATGCAATTCTTGAGCCATATACAAGCTTGACTTGTTATGATTCATTAACTACAATAATAGATGAGTATTTATTATTTGAAGATGAATTTGATGCAGAAGAAGTAAAGAGATTAACTGGAGTACCAGTATCTGAGCAATATTGCTTAGAAAGAGAACTAAAATAAAAACAAAGACTAAAAAAATGAGCGAAGTAGATAACAAAAAAGTTAGATTTTCAGACGCACCTTGGGCTAAATCTCTCCTACACATAGTTGTGGGAGGGGTTGGCGGTATAGGTAGCTGGGCAACACTATTCTTAGGTAGAATAGGACACAAATTATATCTATATGATATGGATGAAATTGATGAAACCAATATGGGAGGTCAATTATTTAGTACAAATCAAATAGGATTATTTAAAACACACGCAGCAGAAGCAAATATTAAAAACTTCTGTGGATCAGACGCTACTGTTAACACTTATGATAGGTGGACAACAGAAGACGGTATGGTTGCTCCTGTAACATTTAGCTGTTTTGACAATATGTCAGCTCGTAAAGCTATGTTTGAGAAATGGGCAACCTATGAAAAGCGTGAGTTATTTGTAGATGGTAGAATGTTAGCAGAAGTTGGTATGGTTTTTCTTGTTCAAAAAGGACAGGAAGAAGAATACAGAAAACATCTGTTTGAAGATAGTGAAGTTGCAGAAGCACCTTGCTCTTTTAAATCTACTAGTCATTGCGGAGCACTTATCGGCTCTTTGATGGTATCAGGTCTAAACAATTACATAGCCAATAAAGCTAGTGGTAATAATGACCGTGTGATTCCATTTAAGACAGATTTTGCTTTGCCTATGATGTACGTTGCAGGAGAAGAATTATAAACATTATTGAGGGCTATACTAAGTGTAGTCCTCTTAATAAATTAAAATTATGGGAAGACACATAAAAGTAAGCGAAGAAGTATTAAAAGATACAGTTAGTGATTTCTTATCACATCATATTCACAGAAGTCGTGCTAGATTCAACGAGTCCTATTCTGATATGGAGAATACACAAGAGTTATTTAACCGTTGGCTAAAAGGTAGGTATATGGCTAATACAAGAAGTTATACAGTCTATACTGAAAATTTAAGTAGAATTCCATTTTATTTATTAGGAGGAAGACAAAATATAGCTACTGAAGGATTAATGAATAGTACACGTTATAGTACTTACGGCAGAGCAAGTGGTAGACTACGTACAAATAGATCAAATTATGTAAGTGTTGATACTTACCAACGTGATGAAAGCGAGAAACTAGACACTTACGTTAGATTAAGTATAGATAATCGTAGAGATCTTCATAAGATTAATTCTATTTCTCCAGTAATACTTAACCCTAACTTAGTTAATAAACCAGCGGATCAATTAGAAAAAGTATTTTCTGACTTATTAGATGCTAGTTTAAGATTACCTAATAGATTTGATAGGCTTCTTAGCCTTAGAGCTGGAGCAGCAAGATACCAAGATTTATTTGGATGGTTTAAGTCTAAGAATAGTAGTAGAGGGGAGTATTTTCAGTTCCGGGATTTTGGTCTAGAGGCAAATCATTTTTCTCTTGTAGATCATAATAACAGAAAAGTTATTGCTATGTTAACTTTAAATCCTGATTATGTAGATTATTATCTATTAAAATTAACTACAGGAGCAAAAAAATCTGAAGATACATTGGATATAAATAAATCTATTTTTACTATTACTTTAGATAAGGACTTTGATAAAGAAGATTCTATTTATAGTAAAGAATTAGTAAGACTAATACGAAAAGGTATGGTAGATGTGTTATCTGATGTTAAAGTAGAAAGAATCAACGGTAATAGTTTCTATAACGAGGTATTTGCAGATGGTATCAAAGGAGGAGAACCAGAGCTTAATGCTATAGAAAGCGTTGACTACAATGACGATTTACAAAGAAATATGTTAGAAAGTTTAACTGCACAAAAAACGTTGGAAGACAAACAAATAGTAATTATTCACTAAAACCTAAATAATGATTATATTAGATAATGGTCATGGTGCACTAAACCCTGAAACTGGGGTTTATGTGACACCTGGTAAAAGATCACCAGTATGGAGTGATGGTACGCAGTTATTTGAAGGCGTATTTAATAGAGAAATCACTTCTAGAATTAAAGAGTTATGTGATGATGCAGGGATAGTTTGTGAACTTATTGTACCAGAGTGGGAAGATATCTCACTATCAGAAAGGTGTCGTAGGGCTAATTCACTATACAAAAACAATCCAGATGCTATTCTTATATCTGTACATGCTGATGCATTCAATAAGGAGTCAGCTAACGGATTTTCTATTTATACTTCTAGAGGGGAAACTAAATCTGATGCAATTGCAAAGATATTAGCCGATGAGTACTTAAAAGAAATGACGGAGTTTAGAATGCGTGGGCTTAAAGAAGCAGGATTTGCTATGGTTACACGGACTAATTGTCCAGCTGTACTTATAGAATGTGCTTTTATGACAAATGAGAGAGAATGTAAAATTCTAATGACAGAGCAGGACAGAATAGCTAATGCTATCTTTGATGGTATTCAGTTAATTACTGTACCTACTATTAAACCTGATTCTATATTTGTTAATAGGCTAGAGGGAAATCAGTTTAGACAATGGGTACACCATTATCATTTAGGTTATGCACAAAGCGTTGATCTAGATTTAACTGGTTCTCATGATAACTCATTTATTAAAAATGCTTACGCTAAACTAGGTGATAAGTATGAAGAGTATTTAATATTAATGAAATCATAATGGAAAGAACACTCGCAATTATTGATGGGGATTCTTTATGTTATTTATGTTCAAAAGACACTATACAAGAAAGTGTTGAGAAAATAGATAGTTTAATAGCTAAAATTTTAGAAACAACAGGTAGTACTGATTACTATCTGTTGTTATCTAAAGGTAAGTACTTTAGACATAACATAAATGAAGACTACAAAGGAACAAGATCTAAGAGTAGTCCTTTACTATATCTTAGAACATTAAAGGCTTATTTAAGAGAACAGTATCAAGCAGAAGATTGGGCAGGAGTAGAAGCAGATGACGCAGTTGCATATATACAGCAACAGTTTCTAGATGGTAAATTCCCTGACATTTCTAAGAGCTTTGTATGTGCTATAGATAAGGACGTAATAAAGCAAGTTGAAGGTAGTATGTATAACTACCGTAAAGATGAGTACTCTATTACAACTAAAGAAGAAGCTAATAAGTTTCTTCACGTACAATCTATTATGGGAGATAGTGGCGACAATATTAAAGGAATCCCAGGTAAAGGAGAAGCTAAAGCTAAGAAGATTATAGATGAGGTAAGACCGGAATTATATCCACTTGCTGCCTATAAAGCTTACTTAGAGCACTTTAAACAACCAGGTATTGCCCTATATGAGTACCAAAAGAACTTCAGACAAGTTTATATGTTAAGAACAGATGAAGACTTTTTAGGTGCTGTAGGATACATACCTGAATTAAAAGACCCAATTAAAATAATTACATAATGAGAAAAATCACATCTACTACACTACCAAATGGTGTAGACATCCGTATGGAAGCATTGAGTACTAGATTAATTTCTATACATCCAGTAGCTGCTAAATACGAAGTGTTAGATGAAAAGGGGAAACTCGTTGGTCTTGATTATGATGGGGACTACAGAATAAGTAAAGGCGATGTCATAACAGTTGGCAAGCAGAAATATAAAATAAGCGAAGTAAAGAAAAGCAGTAGAACCACTACAGGATACGAACTATACACTTTTCGTAAAATAACAACAACAGGTACATTTTTAATGCCTTTTTTGGGCAATAATAGAAACTATTGGCGTTGGTCAGTAGAATTTACTAATGCCTTTATAGGAGATGAAGCTAAACATGATGGCACAGAATTGTATTTATTATACAGGTTTTCTGGTGCTAAAAGTTTTGCTGATTTTGAAATGACAATAGAGAACAGAAGGGACTTTATAGGGTCTACAGAACCAGATAAGTACCATTCAATGTACAAATTTACAATACCAGAAAAGTATGCAGAAGATGTTGCTTTGATTATGGAGGGTAAATACTCACAAATATCTAACCAAGCAAAGGTTAGGATTATGGAATTTCATAATAGCAACAGAACTAAAGCAATCGGGCAGATCCTCTATAAAAGTGCAGAGAGAAAGGCAAAAATTGAGTCAGATTTAGGTGCTAAACTATCAGATGATGCTGAGTTATTAGATACTTATGTACTTGACCAAGAAATTTACAAAAACCAATTTAAAATTGAATCAGAAGATGGATGCAGTACAAGAAACAGTGACTTTGTATAACGGGGAACCTCGTATTAAAGTTACAAAAATGGTAGCAGGTTTTTACCAATGGGCTACTAAAGCAACAGGTATGTTTGATCACTCTCTTTTAGAGGAGGTAGACAAGTACATGAAGAGTAAAGGTTATGAGTACTACATAGTTGAGCAAAAGCTTGAAGATGTAGAAGATGAATCATACGTACCTTTCAGAGGTTAATTATGGAAGTAGAAATTAAAAGACTGCACGATGCAGCAGTATTACCTACATTAGCTACTCCTGGAGCAGCTTGTGTAGATGTAATAGCTACAGAAATAGAGTATACACCTGGAGGTAATGAAGCAGTTGTTAAATTAGGTTTTGCTACAGCAATTCCTAAAGGATACAAAGCATGTCTTGCACCTAGAAGTTCTTTTACTAAGGCTTACTGGGTAATGCAGAACTCACCAGCACAAATTGACTCTGATTACAGAGGAGAATGGATGTTGAAGTTCAGAGGCATACCAACAAAAGTATTAACACAGACTGGCTACGGAGCACAAGAACTAAAACAACCACGTTTAATATACGCAGCATTTCCTTATAAAGTAGGAGATAGAGTTGCTCAAATGTGGGTTGAAAAAGTCAATGAATTTTCTTTTAAGCCTGTAAAATCATTAGGTGATACAGAGAGAGGAGAAGGTGGCTTTGGTAGTACAGGTAAATAAACTAAACATGTCAGAAACAAAAACCCCTTGGGGAGAAGTAGGTTATTTAACTTACAAGCGTACATACTCACGTCGTTTAGATGAGAGTGATGTAAATTCAGCAACAGAGGAATTTCCAGATACAGTATCAAGAGTTGTTAACGCAGCTAATGATCAACTTGGATGTAACTTTAGTGCTACAGAGCAATCAGAACTTACAGACATCCTATTAAACCTTAAAGGTTCAGTAGCAGGTAGATTTTGGTGGCAATTAGGTACAAAAACTGTAGATAAATTAGGTTTACTAAGTTTACAGAATTGTGCTTTTACAAACGTTGATGAGCCAGTTAGACCATTTACTTGGGCTATGGATGCGTTAATGTTAGGTTCAGGTGTAGGTTACAATATTCAAAAGAAGAATGTATATCAACTACCTAAACTAAAAGGAGAGATAGAAATTGTTAGACAAGATACTAATGATGCAGATTTTATCTTACCAGATACTAGAGAAGGATGGATTCAGTTACTGGGTAAAATACTTAAAGCTCACTTTTATAGTGGTAAAGGATTTACTTATAGTACTATCTTAATTCGTGGTAAAGGTGCTCCTATTAAGGGATTTGGTGGTACAGCAAGTGGACCAGAAGTATTATGTGAAGGTTTAGACCAAATACACAATATATTAAATAAACGTGCTAACACTAAATTAGAACCTATTGATTGTCTAGATATTATGAATATCATCGGGCAAATAGTTGTTGCAGGTAACGTAAGACGTTCTGCACAAATTGCACTTGGTGATTATGACGATGAGCAATTCTTACAAGCAAAGCGTTGGGATTTAGGTGCTATTCCAAATTGGAGAGCAATGTCTAACAACTCAGTTGTTTGTCCAGATGCTACTAAGTTACCTCAGCTTTTCTGGGATACTTATGAGCAAGGAGAACCTTATGGTCTTATTAACTTAGACTTATCAAGAAAGATTGGTCGTATTGGGGAAACTCAATACCCTGATCCAGATGTAGAGGGTTACAACCCTTGTGCAGAGCAATCATTAGCAGACAAGGAAACTTGTTGTTTAGCTGAGATTTTCTTGCCAAACATCAAAACTAAAGAAGAGTTTTACAAAGTAATGACTTATCTTTATAGAATTAATAAACACTCTTTAGCTTTACCATGTCACTTAAAAGAGACAGAAGCTATTGTTCATAAGAACATGAGAATGGGTATTGGCGTTACTGGTGTTTACCAAGCAACTGATGAGCAACGTGGTTGGTTGTCAGATGGTTACAACTATATCAGAGCGTATGACAAAGAGTACTCAGCAGCACATGGATTTAGTCCTAGTGTTAAGTTGACCACGGTTAAGCCAAGTGGTACGCTAAGTTTATTAGCCGGTGTAACTCCAGGTGGTCATCCATCTCCAGCAGGACCTTACTATTTACGTAGAATACGTATTGCAAGTGATTCTCCTCTGGTTGAAGTATGTAAAGCACATGGTTACAACGTAGAACCACAGCAGATGTTTGATGGAACTATGGATAACTCTACAATGGTAGCAGAATTTCCATGTAGTGTTCCAGAAACTACACCAATTGGTGGAAACATTAGTGCTATTGATCAACTAGAGTTGGTTAAGTGGTTACAAACTAACTGGTCTGACAATTCAGTATCAGTTACAGTTTATTATAAGAAAGAAGAACTAAATGACATTAAAGAATGGTTAGCAACTAACTACCAAACTAATGTTAAAACAGTATCTTTCTTACTTTATACTGGTCACGGGTTTGTTCAAGCTCCGTATGAGACTATTTCTAAAGAGGAATATACTCGTCTTACGGTAGGAACAAGACCTATTAACTCTGTTAACATTAATGTTGACGGAATGGATGAAGCAGCAGCTTGTGAAGGCGGAGCTTGTCCAGTTAAATAATTTATAAATTAATATAAGGGGAGTGAAATATCTCCCCTGTATTTAACGACAAAACAGATGAAAGTAACAATATCAACACGTCAAGTGTATCACAAAATAGTAGAAGTAGAAGTAGAAGTACCAGATGAGTTACAACCTAACGAAGTTGGTTACTGGCTTATTGACAATGAAGAAGTCTATACAGATGCAATAGATCAAGAAATGGAATTTACTGATTTAGAGATAGGTACAGGAGCTGATGAGATTAGATGGGAGGATGACGCTGCTGATTCTGAGTGGATTTATGAGCTTACACAAACATATAAATCTCATTTCTAATGGACGTAGATTCAATATACGTTGGAGATATAGATGAAGCAGCAAAGGAGTATGGTTATCACTATGAAATACATAATTATGATAATGAGACTTTGTATTCATCAACTGCCTCTAATGAAGTAGAAGATAAAGCTAAGGAAAGAAAAGGTATGCCCGTTTATTCAGGTGTACTTAAGTATTTTCCTAACGCTCTTAAGGAAGTTGCCAAGACATCAAAAGCAGGAAATGATCAACATCATCCTGGAACCCCGTTACATTGGGACAAAAGTAAGAGTAAAGATGAGTATGATGCACTCTTAAGACATCTAATAGATCACAATGAAAATCCTATTGATGATGATGGTCAGTTACACCTCGCGAAAGTATGCTGGAGGGCGTTAGCTGGCTTAGAGAGGTATTTAACAAATAACCAATAATAAATAACAGTAATGACTAGAGTATTAGCAGTATTAATAATGACAGTTGCATTAGTAGGATGCAAAAAAGCGGATATAACTCCTTCAGAGGAAAGTCCTGTACGTGGGGTTGAATTAGAAGCAGATGCAGGTGCATCAACTAGAGCTTCTGGAAATTCTTTAAACGGGAAATGGGAGAGAGTAGCTATTCAATGGCTATACAACGGACCTGATGGTAAAGTAGTAGGACCAAAGAAGTTTCAGTGTGATTTACCTTACACAGAGAAGTGGGAGTTTGATGGTAGATACCTTAGTACATTCCATGATAACAATGGACCATGGAAATTATCAAGAGAAGGTATAATGGAACCTGGTAACCAGGCTAACGTATTTTTTATGACTAATGAAGGCTTACCTATTGCCCAAGGCTTTATGGATTCTAAGTTTGTAGTTTTAGAAAATGACGGTGTTAATCTAAAAATCAAGATGATTAGAGATATTCCAAATAAATCAAGAGCTAAAATTTGGTTCAAAAAAATTAACTAAGATGGCATTAAAAGAAACAGCTAAGAAAAAGAGAAAAGGAGTACATTCTAAGAATGCTTCTAAAGGACAAACTGGATACAAGCACCCTTATAAGGGACAAGGTAAAAAGTAAGTTACAGCGTCACACAAGATGTAGGTCTTATGTAGAGCAATACTACGTGTGACGCCTATAGAAAATTAACTATTAATTAAATTAAAATTACTATGAAAAATTCAATAAGAGAAGAGCTTTTAGCTCACATAGAGGATTACATTAACGAAGGTATCCTAACAGAAGAAAATGCAGAAGAATGGCATTTCTATGCGTTTAACGAGGATTATTATATTATCGGCTATTATGCGGCATCACAGTGGTTGAAGTTACATGATATTGATGCATTTGATGCTATATCAACATGTATAGAATACGAAAAAGAAAACTTTGGTGAAGTTAATGGGTCGTATGATAACGCAGAATCTACAGTAAATATGTTAGTTTATATTTACGGGGAAGAATTAATACATTGTCAAGAAACATTAGATATGTTAGAGGAATTAAGAATTAAAAACAGAGCAAATGACTAGAACAGAGATAATTGATAAGATATTAGAATTAGCCGGTAATAAGTTTGATTCTAAAGACGCTTTATTGGACTTAGCAAAGGCAAGTAGTTATGAATTAGTAGACGTGTATTTATCTCATACAACAACTAAGGTTAATACAAACACAGAAGTATGTCCTAACTGTGACGTAGAACTAAACTCTACTAATTTTGCTGTATGTCCTAACTGCTTAGTATCGTTAAGATGATTAAAAAACAAAAAACAAAAACCCTTGTCACAAAAGACAATAACAATAGTGCAAATTGCATAGCTCCCAATGTCATCTACGGATGCTTTGGTGGCTGTGTAAACACATACTGTTATATGGCAAGACACAATGGGCAAAGAGTCTTTGTCAATGAAAACATAGAGGATATATTTAATTCTGTTGTTCAATGGGAAACACATTACACAAAAGTTCCAGATCAACAAGATCCTAAATATACAATGGTAGACATTGCATGTAATACTGACTTAGTATTGATGCAGAAGCACATGCCAGAGCCTCTAATGGATTATCTTAAAAGATATGACAATCACCCTCAACTTAACTCTACGATGGCTACAAAGTACCCTAGTTTACTTAAGTTAGATGTTAATCATTTTAATAAACCACCACGTGTACGTGTAAGTTTAATGCCTCAGACTTATTCTGATGTGTTAGAACCTAAAATGCAGTCTATATCCTCTAGGATAGCAGATATAAATAGACTAAAAGACTTAGGTTGGGAAGTACACATTAACTATTCACCGGTAATTATGTACCATAACTTTATTAAAGAATATCATGATTTATTCCAAGAAGTTAAGGAAGTAGCAGGAGATAGTTTATGTGAGGTTATATTTATGACTAACCATACAAACCAGATGGCTAAGGCTGAAGCTGATGCACAAGAAATGATGCAATTCAGTAATGAAGTTAAGAACCAGTCTGGAGTAATGCGTTACCCTTTACCTTTAAAAAGCAAGGGTATACAAATGTTTAAGGCAGAGTATCAAAAGTTTTGGAACTTAGATACTATTAGATACATATTTTAAATGAAACAATTAAAAGAGATTAAAAAAGAACTTAAAGAGTCTACAGGAAAAGAACTAAGAATAGCTGGAGCAGAAAACTTTATTTATGGTTTTCTAGGATCTATACTAATTGTATTTATTGCAACTGGAGTAGATATAGCTGTACTTATAGGTTATTTACTATATTACTTTTATGTAGGTAAAGTAATTAACCGTCCAAAATATGTGACATCTTTAGGAAAGTTTATTATGTTTCCTATACCAGCATCATTAGGAGCATTTGCAGGTTACAAATTAGCTTATTTATTAACAGAAACAATATTTTAAATGTTAGGAGAATATAACGATTTCCTTATAGGATTAGCGGTAATAGTTTTACTTTACCAAATAACAAACATAGTAAGAATGGGATTAAAGAAATACAGACAATGGTTTATACCTATTGTATACGGTATGATATTCTTTGATGGACTAATAATAATTTCGTGGACATTTGGCTTTAAAGACCAAGTAGAAGACGTTAATGCATTAGCAAGTGGTGTAGGTTTAGCTATTACACTTAGTATGCTACACAAAATTAAAAAGTTTTTACAAGATCAAAAAGCTTAATACAATACTTTATGATGTCTAAATAAAGTGTAAAATAAAACAAAGAAAGGGGAGTAATACTTAATTGTACTACTCCCCTTTTTGACTTTTAATTTTCTCCTTTTTCTCCTTTTAAAAAATTTGACTTTTAATTTAGCCTTTATAGACTCAGAAAAATTAGAGTATTTATTTTAACTATTTTTTAAGAACATGTAAGAATCTTCAACATTACGGTCTATTTGTTTTAATACCGGAATCATCTTCTTAACTTTCCTTATTAGTTTGTTCTTTTTGTTGTGCCTTCCACCTTTGTATGTAGCAGTTGGGTCAAACAATTGTGTTGTAACATCAAGAGCATTCTCTACAGAAGATAACGCAATTGCTGGTGATCTGAATGTTCTCATTGCCTCTCTAGGATTAGCAAAAGTAAATAGCTCAGAATACATTCTTCGTGTTACATAAGCAGCATACATATTTGCTATATCATCCGGGTCTTCTTTATCATCTTCAAACATATTGGCTAATAATAAGAAACCTACAATTAAACCTAACTCCATAACAGTCTTACGTACATTACGTTTTTGTTGGTCATCCATAGAATTCCACGCTTCCGTTGTACCTGCTAAAGAACGTAGAGCTTTAATTTCTGTTTTTGCAGTCTGTAAGAATAACAATGTAGTTACATATTGACCTTCTTCAAAGTCATCTATCTCATTATTAAAACTTAGTTTCTGTGCTTGGTGCAAACCTTCTACAGTACTAAGATCAATGTTAAACTTCTCTCCTACTTTAGTAAAACCTTTACGTCCAGCTTGAGTAGCACCTAAACCTCTCCAACGTTTTTGTACACCTGTGACCAACCAACCACGCATCTGGGAAGTAATTGCTCCTGCAGCATGTCTTTGGAAACGTGCTTTATCTTCAGCAGCGTAGTTACCATATAAGTCACGTGTAATACGTCTAATATATTTAGATATCTTAGTGATGTCTTCTTGTCCTACACCTTTAGTACGCTCAGTACTGTTAACACTAGGATGAAATTCTAAAGCTCCATCTTCGTTTTTCAACATTGCTTCTTCAATACCAATTGCTTCATTTCTGTCTGTAGTTGGTTGAAATTCTTTATTTAAAAAACTACCGTTAACATCTTTAACTTTGATATTATTCATTGTAGATAACATAACTATACTTTGCATAGCATGCTCTCCAGCACCATTAGCAAACATAAGGGCTGAACTTTCAGCAATACGTTTAATCTTATTATTCTGGGCAAAAGATTTACCATTTAACAAATGTGATTCTGACATAATGTTAAACTTTCTATTTAAAAGATTAACTTTACTTTTTGGTCTTCTTTCACCTACATCTGCTAACATGTTTATAACATCTTTGTTATATTGTCCTACAGCTTTTACTCTGTCTTTAGGAGAAAAATATCCTCCACGTCCAGCAAATGATTCAATCCAAGACATTGTAGTACCGTGTAGCATATTAGATATACCTGACATAGTATTTACACTCATTGTAAGGAAAGAAGTATACTTAGCTAAACTTTGCATCATCTTAGCAGTTTTAGGATCTCCTTCAATCTTAATACCGTATATTCTATGTCTAATCAATGCTTCTAGTACACCTTCTAAATTAGATACTTTATCACGTGATTCAGTATGTAAGTGTCCTGTCTCTTTATTTCTTTTTAGTTTCTGTACAAAGTTTGTAGTAGCAACTATATCTGATTCATGTACAACATCTTTAAGTACATCTAAAAATATTGCGTTCTCAGTCTTAGCCTGGAACTTTAAAGAATTATGATAATCTAATACCATAGCTCTCATTACATCAAAAGATTGTTTTTCTTCTTCTATAGTTGTGTTTCTATAGTGTAAAGGTATAGTAGCTCTTTCTTCACCTGCTTCAGTAATATAAACATCCTCTACTTCAGTAGCATTATCAAGTTTAGATTGGTTAAGTTGCTCGTCAGATATATTACCTAACTCAACATCTTTAGCTCTTAGTTTATAAATATCACCAACACCGTCTTTAATAAAAGAAACAACACCTTGGTCATATAAACGCTCTACACCTGTTTGTTCAATCATAGGTAAAGTATAATCTAGTCTAGCACTATGGTAAACCATCTTATTTTTTTCGTTAACCATTTTATCTAATTGCTCATACAAGTTCCAAACAGCTGGTACAGACTCATATTTAGCTTTAAACTGTTGCCATCCTGGGGAACCTCTATTGATCATTGTTGGAAGAACCTCACCTGTTTCAGTATCTTTTTCTAAAAGTAACTCATACTGAACTTTCATATCACTAGTCTTACCAACATAGTTAATAAACTCTTCATTCAATTCTTCTACATCATCTACAATAGTCTCCATAGTGTTCCAGATCTTCATATCTGTTTCTTCTAGACTCTCTAAAGCAATACCGATAATATCATTATTCAAATCTTTAGGGTTAACTACCCAAGAGGCTAAAGCTGGTATATCAATAGACTGCAATAACATATTCTCAATGTACTGCATAGTACGTAATTCAATGTCAGTTGCATTGGCTATCATATACTTAGCAATAAAATCTGCTTGTGCTTGTGGTATTTCTGCCTTATCTAAGTGTGGACGCTTGTGTTGTATAAACAACTTCTCTGCTTGCTTTTCATACAATTTAGTAACTTTATGGAAGTTACCCTGTAAAGATTTAGCTAGTACTTTACGTGATAATGTTAAGTAATCTTTGTTTACTTTATCATACCTCGTAGTAGTTGCATCTACAGATTCAAATAATTCTGTACGTTTACCTTCTTCAAATAACTCTTCTTTTAGATCCTGTAATAAATCAAATGCTGTAATAGCTTCTTTAATTCTTCTTAGGTTCTCTAGAGTAGGTGTTTTCTCACCAGACTTAAACTGTGACATCCACCTTTCAGCAGACTTACTCAAGTTCTCAGCGGTTTGTACAAAGGCTATAAGACTTTCTTCAGTCTCTACCTCATCTATTTCATCCATAATATCCATCATCTCTTTACGGACATCTTTAAGACCTTTGTGTTTTGTATTTTCTAGCTTCTTAATCTTAGAAGTCATCGCTGCTTTAGCTTTAGCTAGTGCTCTAGATTTCTCTATCGCTACAGGATTAACTTCTATTTCATCTTCTAATACAAACTTATTGTTAGTCACATCTTCCTGGACTAACGCCATTGCTCTATCAGGTACTTGAAAATTATTATCTTCAAACTCCTGAAAGGCAGAAGTAGAGTTACCTTTGTGTAACTCCACTAGCTTATCAAAGCCAGCCTGTTGGCTAGCCTTGACACATACTACATTTCTTGCCATATCTCAATTATCTCATTAAACAAAATACCTCTCTGTCTTCAACTTCTCCCATTTTATCTTGGGCGTCTAAACTGATTTCAGTACTTTCTGGATTCATACTTCTTTGTTCTAATACATCTACAAGGTTTTGTAACCCCTGTGGCAAAGATACGTTATTTTTAGCAAATATACTAGTGTTTGGGTTACCAATATACTCTTTAACGTTATTTCCTTTACCGGATATACCTAATGTATTTGTTCTTACATAAACCGCATCTTTGTTATGAGTGTACCCGGCTAACTTGTATAACATATACTCTTTACCTGTTACCTCTCCAAATTGGTTTAAAGTAGGAACCGAACGTTTAACAAATCTTTTAAAGATTTTACCGTTAGGTCCTTCACCAAATGCATAATTTAAAGAATCAGACTGTGGAATCATAAAAGCATCTTCTAAAGGTACTTGTAAATCTCCACCATCTTTCCAAACTATTGGTTTAGCAGAATCTCTTTTAAGAACAGGTACTAATTGATTGTTCTTGTAAAGGTTCTTAAAGATTGTATCTTCAGTTTCCCGTAAAGAATATCTATCAGTATCCATAGTTTGTCTTGCAGTTTGTATATCTGTATTAAATTCTCTTTCATTTAACCACTCCGTAGGAATGTGCTCAGAGAAATCACCTACTGACTTAGAAAAACCAGAAGTAAAGAATGCGTACTTAGCTAAGTCACTACCTAACTCACGTACTTCTGCATTTTCAGAACCTAAAAGCTCATTCCATGCTGCATATAATCCTTCTTTTGTTTCTTTAACTGTTTCTGTATTAGGTAACATAACTTTATCAGGAGCACCATCACGTCCAGACCTAACTTGTAAGCCGGTAAGTAATAGATTATCAGATAAGCTGCTATCTTTTTGCATCTTTGTTACTCTATCAGCTATAGATAGTTGACCTGTTTTACCGTATAGAAGAGTATGTAAATCTTCAGGATTCATATTAAATGCTCTAGTATTACTAGCTGCATGTGCATAAACCTCATTAGAAATACTAAAAGCTAAACTTTCCAAGTCAGCATTAGTAGTCATACTTTGATATCCAGCTGCACCAGCTACACCTTCTATTGTTTCCATAGATGCTGCAGAACCTGCAATAAAGAATCTACTAAATCTCTCTAGTGCACCTATTACTGAATTCTCAAAGTAACGTCCTATCATTTTACCTTCAGCACCTTGCTTAAAAGTAAGTGACAATTCAGACATGTCTACACCTAAGTAATCATTAACCCCGGTAAAAGTATCATTTTCTGTTACCTTTTTCATTAAGTTAAGAGCTAAGTGAGCTGAAACTATATTCTTAGTTGCACCTTCAACATCTGCTTTAGATACTTTAATTACCTCATTTAATTGTCCTGCCTGTCCTTGGTACTCTAAGAACTGTTTAAGAACAGCTAACTGATCTAATTTACTTTTCTCTGGGTTTAATATTGCAGTTTCTAAATCAGAAGTAGATACTTTAATAGATTCTGACTTACTTCTTCTTAATCCTTTTACTGCTTTAGACTCTCTAAACTGTGAATCTGTCATTTCTGTTTCACCATATTTACGTAATACAGTTTCTACAGCAGATAAATATTTCTGATTAACTTCATCATAAACAGGAGAACCAAACCTACCTTCAGCTGCATCTTGTGCTGCAACTAAATCTTTAATAGCTGGTTGACCCATAAAGGCATTAATCCAGTTTCTATCTACACCTGCTCTAGCTAACATAAATGCTGTACCTGCAGTTGTTTGGTTAATGTTTGCTCTACTAATGTAAGCATCTTTTGCAGCATCCACAATTGCATTCATATATGCACCTAGTGTACCAGCAATCTCTTTACCATTAACATCAAACTTATTAGATAAAGTAGTATTACCACCGTTTCCTGTTTGTCCTACCCCTAAGTAGTAATCAGTAAACGATATGTCTTCTACCATAAATAAAGAGTGACTTGTCATGTGGTTGGCAATTACACCAATCAAAGACTTAGCACCGTCAAATGTAGATTTATTATTTAACTGTACTCTACCTGTAAAGAATTCCATAGCTCGTTTTGCACCAACTTCTGGGTAAAGATTCTTAGCTGCTTTCTCTAACCATGGATCATCTAATGGAGCCATTACAGAAGCATAAGCTGAAGGATGCATTAACATCTCTCTTGCTAAATCTAAACGTAAATTCTCTAGACCTGCTTTACTTGTCTCTTCTAGGTTGTTTAAGTCATAACCTACTTTCTTAACTTTACCAGCTTTTGCATCAAAGTAGAAATTAGGAACCATAACAAACGCTTTATCAATATCAAAATCTGATCCAGTCTTTGTTGTTACATCAGAAAAGGCTACCATTGTATCTCCCATCTCTGCAGGTAATATACCTACTATCTCAAAGGCATCATTAGATGATGGACCCTGATTAGGAATACGGTAACTTAATCCTTCTAAAACTCCTCCTTCAATAAGATCTTTAAGTTGTTCGTGTGTTAACTCTTTAAAGTTTCTAGTTCCGTGTGCTTTTTCTAATGCATCTTGAGCTTCTATAGCTTTTTTAGATGAACCAGCTAGCATATCAACTATCTTACTGTGTGGCATTAAGATTTGTGCAGCTTTAACTTCACCTTCCTTAATGTGCATTGGTTGCAATCTTTCTGTAGGATCTTTAAACCAAACAATACCGTCTTTAACTTTATCATTTAATTTAACTTCTGAACCTAAGAAACCTAAATCAGATAACTGAATTAGAGATGCACCTTGTTGTTTAAGTTTAACGGTCTTCTTTGTTACAAGAGCCATTAACTTGTTCATTATTTTTGTCTTAATTGGTAATGCATCAAACGCAATGTTTTCTTCTAATGCTTGTTGGTGGTTTTCAGAAATTTCTCCTTCAAATTCTTTCTGTACAGTTTTGTGTACTTTAGAAGTTGCATTAGGATCTGTTTCAAAACCAAACCTCTTAGTTTCAGGATTGTAATCTAAACTTTTATCAAGTTCAACTAGTCCTGCATCAGATAAACGTCCTATAGTAGCGTGATGTAAATCAGTTACCTCTTGTCCGTTTAAGTCATTAAAATATTCACCGTCTAATTTAACAACAGATAAAACATTTTTACTCATCTGAGAACCTACTAACTTTGCACTAACTTGCTTAGTTGGTAAATCTTGTTGTAAGAATAAGTAGTTATAACTAAGATTAACAGGGTTCATTTTAATGTCACCTGCAGGCTTAATTTTATTGTTCTCATCTGTAATATCAACAATACCAGAAGCACCAGCTTTCTTACCATCTAAAGTAATAACGTGATCTACTCCTTTTGTTTCCATTGCTTTCATCAACTGTCCTAACTCCGTGTTCTTCATAAACGGAAGTAATACAGCTTCTGATTGCTTGTTGTATTGCATTATCATCTCATTGTTAGCAGTCATATAAGGTTCTGCGTGAACAGTCTTTAATGGTTGAGCTAACAACTTAGTATTGACAGAATCCAATTGTTCACCGGCTATAGCTGCTTGATATGCAGTTTCATGTGCTGGAGTCCATTGTCCTGTACCATTTAATCTTTCTTTATATGTATCTAAAGTAATCCAAGCCTGGGCATCTGTTTGGTTAATCTCCAAGTAAGGAGCAAACAAATCTTCCAGCTCTGACATAGATAAACCTGTTACTTTAGCTACTTCTTTTAAGTTATCTTTATTAAAAGAAACATCTCCATTTTCATTAGTAGTTCCAAAAAATGCAGAAGGAACAGTAATGTTAGCTATTGTAGCCGATGTATATGTTGGTCTTACTACTGGTATACCGTCCTTAGTGTTAAAGATTCTATAATCAAGTCCTGATGCAAACGCTGCAGGGATTCTTTTCATAAAATCTCCAAAGTGATCTACTTCAGACCATTTCTTTGTACCAACACCTTTAACCTTATATCCTGCAGGATCCATATTAAACAATTTAGTTTGTTCAATGTTACCTACTATAGAGTTAAGAACATAATCAGCCATTACTCTTGTTATGTCAACAGCTCCACCTTGTGTATATTTTTTAGATGGGTTAGTTATAATACTAGCACTAATTAAATTGTTTTCAAATGTACCGTCTTCTTTTTTAGTTAATAGACCAATCTTTGCAGCATGTTCCATTTCATCTTGTACTAATGCACCAAACTTAGTTTTAATCATTTCTTGAATAGGTTTACTACTCCAAAAGTTTTGATCACTAAGAGCGTTCATAGTTCCGTTAGCATTCTTTAGACCTAAACTCTCTAAGTTTATGTCCGGGAATAAGAAACTGTGAAATGCATTACCTGGTATCTTATCGCCATCTTTACCTATACGTACACCTGTATAATCTTTAGGTGCATTGTAGTAATGGTAGTTTAAGATCCATTGTTCTTCAGGAAGAGACTCAGCAGTGGCTGTTCCGTACACTACATCATGAGCAATGCTCATACGCGACAGCTCATCTGCTAAGTAACCCTGTATTGCTTTCATACCTTGTCCTTTAACTGACATTACAAATTTATTGTCATTATTAACAGTAAATGCAGAGTTTAATAACTCAGGTCCTTTAAAGTAAGATTGTCTAGACTTATCTGCTTCTGCAAGTCCAATATAATAACCGCTAAGTTGTTTATTAACTTGATCCATATAAGCATCAATAGGTTTAAGCTCAGAAGCCTTAGCTCCTTTATCCCCAGCAGTCGCCTCTGATTTCAAGTTTCCGTACATATGTACACCAAACTCTTCAATGTTAATAGAACCGTTAACTGAATCTAGCATTGACTTAGTCCAGATAGAGTGTTTACCGTAAGCAGACTTTGCTACGTTCTCTAAGTGTGTTAAATCACCTTGCTTAATAGCACCTAATGTTTTAGATACTGAATCATTATTTTGATAAGAATATATTGTGTTACCATCTGGTCCAACAAATGCATTCTCACCAGGAAGTTGTTTAAAGTAAGCCTCAGCTTCAGCTAAAACTCCTGTAAAGAAACTACCTTCATCAGCAATATGATTGTTATTAAATATATCACCTGACTTATCTTTTAATGTTCTAGTAGCCTGTGTAAAATCATAATACAAATCCTCTAATGCTTCTGAGTAAGATTCTTCATAAGAAACACCTTCTTCAGTTTGTAATCTCTCTTCTATAATATAATTAAGAGTATTAGGATTTAATGTAACACCTAAGCTATTTAATACTTTAGTAAATGTAGCTAAAGGCTTAACTGTTGGTTTAACACCTGCTGTAGTTTCTTTTACAAATTGTACAATGTCATTACGTAACAACTGAGACTCTAATGCAAATACTTCTTGCTTAGCTACATCATATATATCCTGGTTGTTTTCTCTCGTAGAAAATGCTTTAGCAAAACCTTGTATCCAATTCTGTGTAATAATAGTAGACTTAGTACTAAAGTTAGAAGTAGTTAGTTTAGAGCTATAGATTTTTTTATCAACCTCTTGTGCTGATGTATTACTAGAAATTTGGTGATGTACAAAACTACCTTTGTTCTTAGAAAAAGCTTTAAAGAATTGTGTTCTAACTTCTTCACTTGCGTTTTCAATCTTAGCAGCCAATGTTAACATCTCTGGCTTATACTTAGATTGTTTTTTTAACTCAAGTAACATAGTAGCCAATGGATCTGTAGGAACACCTTTAACCTTTGTACTAACAATATTAGATAAACTATTCTCTACATCATTGTAGAACATACCAAAGTCAACTAATACCGGAAGACCGGTTAAAGGACTTAGAGTTTGTGTCATGTTCTCTATTGTAGCTGGTTTAGCTTTGTTGATTAGTTCCATTTTAGGAGTCATAGCAACTAAAAACTTAACTGCAGCAGTAGCATTAGTTTTACCTGATATCTCATAAGAAGACTTAAGGAAATTACCTTTATCTAAATCTTCATCACTTAGTTCTTCTTGAGAATCTTCTGTAATCTTTTGTTCTTTCTTTGCTCTTTTAGTTACAAGACCTAAAGAGTTACGTAAGTAAGCATCTACTTCTTTTAACCAGAACATATCAATTTCACCAGTCTCCTGATCAAACAGTAATTCTAATCTTTCTATTAATTCCGTGTTTCCTGTTTCTTCTGCAGCAATAGCAGAGTCAGTAATACTATCTGCAATAGTACTTAAAGTAACTGAACTAGCTCTTAAGTCATCTATTGTATTTATATTTTGGAAAGCAACTGATGCTAACTCTCTTGTAATTGTATTAACGTCCTGTATACTAAATAAAGGATGTACTTTGTAAGCAATACCTCTAGTAATATTAGGAGTCTGTTTAGTGTATTTACCTAAACTTATATTTTTAAATAATTTATCTTTCTTTGTTGGTTTATTAAATACTTCAGAAATCCAGTTAGCTATCTTTTCAAAGAAACCTCTAATACCTGGAGAAAACTCTTCAGCTGGGTTTGACATAAAAAGTGCAAAGTCATCTGCCATTAACTCTTCATAGTAAAGTTTCTGAGCTTCTGCTGCAGAGATGTTATGCTGTAACTGTAAATCAAAAATATCTTTTGCTGTAGGATCTACATACTCTGCCTTAGCTTCTGTATACAAAGCTGCTTGTGCATCTGCGTCAAGTAATGTTCTAAATACTGCGTGGAAACCTTCATGGTAAGCTGTACCTTTTGGTCCTTGTTTAGATAAGGAAATCATAGCATCTTCAAACATACCTACTACAGCTTGTCCTCCAGAGAGTACTTTAACGTATCCGTCTGTTAACTCTGTAGCTATTTCTTTAGGTAGTAAAGAAGACATGTGATTTGCTTCATCTACAATATCAACAAACTCTGCATCTTTAGTTTCTACCATTTTATAAGCTGGTGGAACTTCTTTTGTACTTTTAGCTTTACGCTCTGCCATCTTTTTCTGCAATGCAGACATAACAGGTTTAGCTTGAGCTATAGTCTTAGGATCTGTTTTAGCTTTAGATGTTAACTCAGCTACAACTGGCGAAGCAGATAAATCTATTGTACCTAACTCTGAATATACTGTAAAGATATCAGCTACTGTATTATAAGGAGTCTTAGGATTAATTCTATCAACATAGATAGTACCATCTTTTTTGATTGCTTTTATTACATCAGCGGCTAAGCTATTTAACCAGTCATAAAATCTTTTTATAGCTGTTTTAGTATTAGTCCCTGTAGAAACATCAATGTTACCTTTACCGTACTCTGAAATAGTATACGCAAGTAATTCTTTATCTGCTATCGTTTTGTTTCCTTTGTAGTTAGTTGCTACGTGATCTAAGATCTTAGCAATTTCAGGTACATTAGAATCTTTCTTGATAGAAGCTAATAAGTTTTTGTATAATTTAGGATTGTTTGTAGCCAGTGCATCAACAAATGGATGAGCGAATTCATGGATAACTGTCTCTGCAGTTAATCCTTTCTCACCAAAAGTAATAGTACCGGTCTTAGCATCAAAAGATGCTGTAACGTCACCTTCTGCAGTTGTGAATGCAGTCTTAGGTGTAAGTTGGATAGTAATAAAAGATTTATTACCAGACGCTACTTTAACGATCTTTGCATTAGCTCTTTCTCCTGAATTAATCTTCTGTACTAGTTTAAGAACTTTCTTATAGTTAGCAGTTGTATCACTCCATTTGATTGGCTTAGTTGGATCATTTTTGTCAGTAAGTTTAAGTTCCTGATACAGCGCAAATCTAGCAGCTACTTCATTCTTATTATTAATGAAGTTCATTAGCTCTGCCATAGTAGGCTCAGATGTTCTGTTAGGGAACGCATTCTTAAATGACTTGGTATACATGTTACTCTTTATTTGAGTAGCATGCTCCATATCTTTAACACCAGGATGACTAGTTAACTCATTCCATAAGGTAGAAGGCGAACCATCTGGATTATTCCAGATTGGCTCACCGCTATTCTCATACCATACAGAAGTAGCTATGCTATCTCCTAGTGCAGCTGACATTGATTTAAAATCAGCTGTATTTTTATTTGGACAAAATTTGCTCATGAATTTTAGTTTTTACAAATATACGAATTTTTAACAAGGATTCCTATCAAATTCATCATTATTTAGTACTGTTTCCACGTATTTTACGTCTATTTGTTTTTTGTTTTCTGCTTTAATTCCTTTTTGGAACATTGCAATTGTATTTGAAACTGACTTAGTATCTTTAGCTGTTACAGATGTTTTGTCTGCTTCTATACTAGCTAAGGCACGTTGGTTAATTTCATTCTCGTAATCTGATACATGTGTTTGAAAAGGTACAGTAGCATCAAACTCTGCTCTAGACAAAAGACTATGCTGTCTTTCATGTTCCATTACAAAGTTTTCCCATTCTTGATAAGTCTTAAACTGATCAGCAGGTAAAGCATTAGCTGGATTTTTAATTTTTTCACCATGTATTGTTTCTATTAAGTCTCTAGGATTAGTCCAAGCCTTTTCTTCAAACTTTTTTTCTAAGAAACTTCTATTAACTTTAATAGTTCCAGTAGATGCATTATATTGTGCAGCTCCTTTCTTACCTTCTTTGTTTACAATATCAGTAGTATTAATTACTTTTAAACCTTTGTAAGTATTACCGGCTGCAACCTCACTAGCTTGTTGTGTTGGTTGAGATAAAGTATCTCCTTTAAATGCGGCAATGCTATTTTTCTTTCCAAGCTCCTTACCCAATAAGTTTAGCATTTGTTTTGTTGCTAGACTCATAGATGCTCCCTTTCCCCTAAGCATATCTTCAATACCTTTTTCCCCTGCTTCTCTTAGTCTTTTTCTTTCAGCATCAAGTGTATCTTTTTTTGCTTTATAATCTAAATATTCAGAAGTATTACTAAGATCTACAGATATTGGATAAAAAGTTTTACCATCTATATCATCTATATTAGCAGATAAAACACCATCATTTATTTTAAATAATTGCTTGTAAGGATTAAATATTATTTCTTTACCTCCTTCAGATATATCTTCCTGTTTATAAGATTTTCCATACCCAGACATATTTACAGGTGAGTATTTTAATTCAACCTCACTACTTTGTTGTGTTGGTTCTAAATAGTCAACACCTCTTTGAAACCAATCTTTTATCTTACCGCCTAAACCAGGTATTGCAGCTTTAGCTTGCTCTAGTGTTACTCCGTTAGCACTAAGA